GTGAAATGTTTTCCTGGTGCTGTCACTGTTTCCTCTGTTATATACATCGCCGGTGATTTTGTTGTCGTACAGGTAGCGGGTGACCTGCTCGACGGTTTCCTTGTCCATATAGTATGGGGCAAGTGTTTCGTCGTTATAGACGCGAAGGCTGTGTTGGTAAAACATGGTTAAAACTCCTCTTCTGATGAAATCAGGTTCAAAACAAACTTGTTTTCTGCATCATCCACGATCCTGATTTGAATTTCAGCAACAGGCTTATTATTGATGAGAAGCGGAATGTTCTTTTTGTCGGGAAGGCCGTTGCAGAGTTGGTGAAGGTCCTGAGTGGTAAAATTCATAATCAAACATCCTCCTTACTGTGAGAGCATATAGCCGCGCTGAAAGTCTACGCAGTGATTCCAGTCCATGACTTCAGAGATAGAATTATCGCCGACTTCATTTTCAAAGGCACATTCGGCAATGAGCTGACAATAGTCTGCGACAGTGAGCGCATTCTTTCCGGTGTCATGAATTCCGCCATAGCTTTCCACCATTCCAAACAGCGTTTTATAGTAGCTGCTAATATGGCCTGAGATTTCATTAAGAGTCATGTCGCCGACATCTTCAACGGATTGCGTGACGCAATAGGTTTTATCAGTGTCTTCTGTGGTGTCCAGCCAGACGATCTGGGTGAATTCATACCTGGTAGGCGAGAGTTTGCGGCAATACTGGGCGCAGTCGGAATCTGTCAGAAACCAGCTGCCGACATTGCTGGGAAGACCATATACATTCATTGTGATTCTCCTTATTTAAAGCCAGTTGACGAAATTGATGCAGGAACCGTAGCAGCAGACGAGATAGTCAAAGTCCGGCGTCCACTCGTCCGGCTCCACAAACTCGATGACATCATAACCGAAATATTTTTCGACCTGTTCGCTAATTTCCTGCCAGTCCTGTTTGGTCATCTCGGCAACCTCTGGGTCATCATGCTCGACAAACCACATATCGTTTTCACTTTGCCAGCAATCTTTGATCCAGCGTGCAAGAAAGGGGTTGAGGTCGGACAATTTAGGCAGGAAGTCGTTGCCGTTCTCATACTGCTGGATAATGTTCTCGGCATATTCAGCGCATTCTTTCATACCAGAAGCAAGCATGCGAAGGTCAAAAAGATGTCTGATTTTTTCAGGATTGTTATAACCAGAAAACCAGTTGGAAATTTCATGGTAATAGATATCAACACCGTAAAACCAGGTACCATCCTCAAATGAGGTTTCATTGAGCGGAGTGATCTTGACTTCATATTGGTCGTAATTCTTTGACATGGTGCAGAGCCTCCTTATTTAAGCGTTTCATTTACGAAAAAGATGTCGTTATGTTCGTAGCACTTATGGCATGTCAAGCAGTTGCGGGCACCGCAGTTGATCTCGATATTGTGCTGCTTGCTGTACGCCTTATCGTAAACGGTGAATACCTTATCGATCCAGCTGTAGTTGGAGAAATCCTGCGAGACCTGATTGAGGTGGTCGGAGCTGTATACACAAATCAGATTGTCAGGCTTGCCAAGCTCCTTAATGGCCTTATCCATGAAGGCTGCGTTCTTCGTCCAGATAGCAATCGTACACCACGGATTCGCCCTGGCAATGCGGATGTAGTTCTTGGCGTGGGTCACATTGACAAGGTCACCATGACTTTCAAACCGGGCAATGTTGCTGTTCAAAACAGGCAGCTCGTAAACCTCAAGGTCATGACTGGAAAGGATCTTGGTATTTTCTGCATAGCGGTTTCGTGCGGCGGGATAAATGGCCAGACCGCGCCTGGCATAGCAGTGTGCGCATACGCTGGTTTCATCCTTGGCACGCTGTTCACAAATGGGGTTGCAGAGCATACTGGTGGTGATGGTCGGAATGCCGTTCATTTTGCCCTGCGGGTGAGAGATAAAGATCTGTTCTATGACACGATCGTTTTTCATGTTATGTATCCTTTCTTGGCAGCGCACAAGAGCGGATACAATATTCAGTTTTTATATCTCACCCTTGGCGGCTGGTATTACAGCATCAGTGCGGCGAAAAGTGGTTGTTTTGTTTTGCGGTCAACGATTTCGAGCAGGTCGCCGTCATCGTAGATAAGGATACGGTTTGGTGCGAAATGTACGCCGAGTTTATGAAGCTCCCGGACAAATTTGCGGGGGATATTGGTCGTGCTTGCAACGGTAAAGTCGCTCAGGTGAATGGATTCATTCCAGCACCAGCAGGATTCCTCGTCCTCATAGGCGTCAACCTGACGGATCTCGAACCGGAGTATGGATGTGGTAGTCATGGACGGTTCAGCTCCTTAGATAGGTTATTCATTGATTGGATATGCGCTTAGATTCCACGCATTACCAAGCTCGTAATAAAGGCCATATTTGCTGAACAGGTCCTGCAAGGCAAACATGTCATGATTATTAAGGATGTCATACAGAGTGCCTTCAAAACTCATGCTCAAAATATTCGGCTCACGGACATATTCAAAGTAGTCACGCGGATCCATATTGTCTTCGATGAATGGCGTACCGCCGTAGCGATACACGGTTTTGCCGGTTTTATCCTTACCGCTCGTACCCATGCGTTTGCCGTTATAGTAGATGTAAACATCCTGCCAGCAATCATGTTTGATACACAAGGTATAAATGTCATGAGCAAGTGCCTCGGCGCGGTCTGCCCAATCCATATCGAAACTCGGTGTTTTCATGTCATCCATTATGATTTCTCCTTGAAAAAACCCCAGTTGGTCATGGTCGATTCGATACGATCGGAAAGGTAACCGTAATCACAGCCGTAGATGTTTGTATCACTACAGGCAGCATCCCCGATGGCATCCCTGTCGCGGTCGGGATTGTCGATCTTGACACCCTTTTCGTCGAGAAAATCCTCAAAGATGTCAATGATCTGGCCGATAAATTCAAGCTTGTCGCTGTTTGTCATATACATATTCTCCTGATTAGTTAAGTAAGTCCTTATCGATGGTTTGGAATTTGGCGCGGTGGATATAAAGCGCACGACCGTCGATCATGAGTTTGGTTGTCTTAGGCAGATTTTGACAGACTTCCCAATAGACATTCTCGCCGCTGTAAGCGCAGATGGGATCACCGAGCTGACTTTGAATAACGACAACAACGGGCTTACCGAAAGCATTTTTATAAGAATTGACGGTTTTGGCAATAATGGGGTCCTCACCCAGACTGCCATCAGTCGTGCTGTGAATATCCTGAACCTGAAAGTCAACATCAGGTTCCAAGCCTTCCTCGGCAAAAATAACGGTGGAGCCGCAGTTATTGATCTGTTTGCCATCTACCGTAATGGTAACGACGGACGACATCGTTTTTGTGACGCCCCAGACGCCATCACTGGTGTAGGTGTATTCCTTAACGACATTGGCGTTCATATCAATTTTTGAACCTGTGACATCCATGAATTCTTCGCCGTCATTGGTATAGAACTGGCAATTATATGTATGGCCTGTGATGCTGCCATTCATATCGTGAACGCCGCTTTCTACGTTGGCACAGGAACATAGGGAAAGCGCGAAGATGATGGTAAGCAGGATGTTTAAAATAGATTTTGATTTCATTTAGTAAGAGCCTCCGTTACTTTTCTATTTGAATTTCGGTGATGAACCAATAGTCGGAAAATTTATAGCCGGAGACCCAATAGAGCAGGTTGGTACCTGGGTCGTCCGGGTCGTCGTTGCGATGGAAGACGGGGAGTGGTTTATCGTTAATCACGGCGTCATTCTGGTAGAATGCAAAGAATGCGCTGGCTTCTTTCTCGGCATTGTCGGAGGCGACTGAAAAGGATTCAAATTCCTTGGTGGAGGCAAGAACGGGTATAGCATCACGTTTACAGGATAAAAGCTGCAAGAGATATAAGATTTTCATGGCCAGCCTTTCTTTGCGTAACCGGTGACGGTGATTTCGACATCGACTGGGCGGACAAGTTTGTCGTATTCAAACCTGACACAAGTCATCTCGGACGGGTATAAACAGTTGTAGCATCGATCATTATCGTCCCAAGCTAACTTCTGGTAAATTTCGCCAAGTAACTCGAAGAAAACACCATTGTCAAGCTCGCGCAGCCGAATAAGATCAGGAGTCTTGATTTTATTTTTGAGAGTGACCATTTGTGAAAACCTCCGTTTTATTTACATTCGACAACTCATTCCAGTGTTGACTCTGTGATGCTCCATTCGTGATAGATTCCGGTGTCGGGGACGTAAAGCTCCTTCCGGAACGGTTTATCACAGGCTACAGTGGCCTGATATCCCTGAGCCTTTAGGTTGGAAATCGTATTGTGGAAATCTGCGTCAACATCCTTAATCGCTGTGTCCTTGTTGCGGAATGCGTAATAATCAGGGCCTTCATAGCTGTCGTATGCTACGATATAAATTGTTTCCATATGATTGCACCTCCATCAAAGCTTTATTTTATTCGTCCGCTAAAATGATATCTTCACCAACGATCAGAGCGAGCGGTTGAGAACCAAAATGGTCCGTAATGCCCCAGCTGTTGATGTATTCGTTTTCATCATACAAGCCAACACCAACATTTACATCATCCAAAATGTCCTGTGCGGTTGGAAGATCAGTTTCGTCGGCAGTGTCAATACCAGCGTCCAGAATTTCTTTGCGTTTAGCTTCGCACTCGCGGATAAAACGGCAAACCCACAAACGTCCTGCAGGTGTATAGGCATATTGCATACTGTGCCTCCATAAAAGTTCCATTATCACATAAGTGATGATTGATCGAGATTCCCATAGTCGAGTTCGGAGTCGCAGCGCGGGCAGGTGATCGGCATATCGCCGTTTTCATCACAGAAAAGCGGTTCACAGCACCGACCGCAGCGGCAATTACCGTAACGGTCAATGTAAACAAAGCTTGGTTCCATATCTGTTACCTCCATCAAAGCTCCGTTTTATTCAACCTCTACCATTTCGAGCAGATCATATGCACTGGATCCGTCGTCTGTTTCATCATCAAGGCGACGAATCAGCTCTTTCATCGCATCATTTTTATCTTCCGCTGCAACAAGGTAGGCATCGGCGAATTTGCGTTTATTGTTGTAAATACGGCAATCATACAAGTGTCTCATACTTCGTCATGCTCCTTTGCGACAAGTTTCTGCAGCTTTTCATACAGTTTGCCGCAGGCATTGGCTTTTTGCTTTGCCAACTTGGCTTCGCCGCCTTCAAGTGTACTTGCATATTCCTCAAAGTTTTCGCGGTTGGCTTCCAAGGCATCAATAATGGTCCAGAGCTGATTATACGTTAAAGTGATTTTCATGGTTGCATCTCACCTCAAGTTCGGATTGTAGATAGGTTTCAGCTCCATGCACTGATTGTGGCAGGCGCTGCCTTTGTGCTCGCAATAGTGGCATTTATCAAATATACCGTCTTGTGCTTCGAGAATTGCGTCCTCGTAGGAATGGTCTGTCATATTGCACCTCCATCACTGGCAAATTTCCCAGCCTTCATTCCACAGATAACGTTCTCTAAGCTCACACCAAATCTGTCTTGAAATATCCTTGATCTCATGATGTACACAGATGTGTTTCCAAATTTCTTCGGTTTCCTCGACTGTGCGTGGTTCGTAGATGTTGTTGAGCCACTTTGTAATGGTTTCGTTGGTACCATCGGGGAATATAAAGCGCGGTTTGTTGGGGTCATCGGAAATGTAGAACCCAAACCACCCGTTGATGGTGCCTTTCGGCGTGGCCTTTTCGCGCTGTTCCAGATCCTTGGTTTTGACACCACCAAAGACGGCGGCGACTGCGCAGACTTCCTTGTCAAAGCGCGGATAGCTGGCACTACCGGCATATTCATAACTCATTCCCATAGCGAATCCCTTTCCATCAATCAGTAAACCTGATACATCCCGGTATCGTTTTTATCCATTTTGTACAATGTGGGTAAATGCCTATAATTAAGTTCAGCGCCGCAACGTGGGCACCTTATAGGTCTGTAACCGTTTTTATCGCAGTAAAGCTGACAACAACAGTGACCGCATCTAGCAGTGCCAGTGATGTCAATATAAACAAGCCATTCCATGATTTGTGCTCCTGTCAAACCTCTACAATGCTCCACCAGTCAATGAAATCTGGCCCTTTTATATAGACACTACTGTTTGCAGTTTTCATTTCGATTTCATCTGCCCTGTATTTTTCAGCATAATACATGGTATTTTATCCTTTCATCAAACATAAATTTTATTGATTCGTATTTATCGTAGCATAGCTATTTAGTCGTAGAAATCTCTCACGATACTTTCGCACCATTCATCATCCGGGATGCCGTCATCGGCGCTGTCGATGAAAGAGTTGGCAAGCGTCTCTGCATCGCCTTCATCAAGAGCACGCTGGACACGATCTTCGATTTCATCTTTGGACCATTCGTCATCATAACCGTATTTATCTTGGAAGTATTCACGGATGTAATATTTGGCTTCTTCAGTAGCACGCTGCATGAGTTTGTCTTCATGGGTTTCTTCACAGAGTTCATCAAGATGTTCCACAATAAAAGCGAGCGCAGTGGCAAGACCTTTCTCAAAATAACCGCTGTTGTTGTTTTCATTGTGAAAATAGGTAACAGCTTTGTTTTCGTGTTCCTTAACCATTACTTCCAAATCTTTCTTGGTCATAAATGTTACCTCAATTCATAAAACGATTTCTTAGCGAATGGGGATATTCTTTCTGAGAGAAAAAACGTAAGCAAACTTAGGGTCAAGATCAAAGACATGGTCAGTGTGGAACACATCTTCGGCGTTGTTATGCAAAACTCGTTTTGCTTTTTCACTGGCTTCCTGTTTGGAATTGGCGGCAAGAATAACTTCTTCACCATAAATTCTTGCGCCGTCATCCATAACACCAACAACTTTGTACCAATTCATATTGTCACCTGAATTTCATAAAACCATTCTTTTACGCTCTTTCCAGCCATCTCATGGCGTCTTTTGTACTGTAGAACTCTTCCACCCATGCGTCGCCGGTGCTGTTATCGCAGGCAACGAGGACGATATTGGTTCCGTCAGATTCCAGAGACAGGTAAAGGCCGATGCTGTCATGCGGTTTATCAATGATGTTTGACATTTCTGCCGCAGATACGATTTTGATTTTGCTCATACAGGTTCACCTTAACTTACTTTTTTACAGCATTCGATAAATGTTCATACAGGGAATTAAGCTCCTCTGCCATTTCATCCGCGTCATGAAGCAAGGTGCGGATACCCGGTGCCTCACGCATATCGACGCAGGAGAGAGCGTGTTCTTCGGGGTCGAAATCCTCAGCGTATTCATACAGGCTATGTAAAATTTCGTCATCGTTGCTGCCACAAAGATAAACGAGGAAATCCTCACCGGCGGGAGAGCATGTTTCAAGTTCAAGACCAATGGGATTTGTATCGTTATCAAAATCAAAATCGACACTATAAAGCCAACCTTTTCCTTGGATGGCATTAAGTAAAGCATTAGAAAACATTATGCGCTCCTTTGTTGGTTGAAAATGAATTCTTTTGTACATTGGACGCCGAGGATATTCAGCATAAGGAAGATAGTATCAAGGACTCCCTTGCAGTATCCTGCATCAAATTGTGTGGACATATTGCGGAAGCGGGCATCGTAGTAATTCATCGCGGCGGATTTGATTTTGCTGTCGAACTGCTTTTTGATGCAGCGTTGATTTTTCATACCTCTGAAGTCGGAATTACTTTCCCGATTTTGTACAACTCGCAAGCGACAACATCCTCACTGTTGGGATAAGTGACGTTGATCTTTGTATAGGTTTCCAAACGCCAGCCACAACCACCACCAGAGGTTTCTTTAATTTCATAGTGGTCTGCTTCATAGATGGAACGGAAGTCATTAGAAAGCTTCGTAGCATAATCAACGGCAACTTTTGCGGATGTAAAAAAATCAACTTCACTGTAATCGCAACAATCTTCGTCCCAATGCTGGGTAAGGACATACCAGATGTCATTATTCATAGTCATTTACTCCTCGATAAAGTAGATGTGCCACCAGTCGTAAGCGTCCTTTTCAAGCGTCCAGACATAGGTGTCATTATCATTCTCGTATGCGTAGGATTGTAAGTGCTCATCGAACAAAAGCGTACCACGTTCGCTGTTGACTTGGGCCGTAACCAGATGCTTGGCAGACTCGAAATCATCGCAGAGTGCCTGTTCCAGAATTTTAGGATAGGCATCCTTTTCAAGATAGGTATGTACGACAAGGTATTTCATGCGACCCTGTCCTCCCAACTGTACCGCTGGCCTTCAAGGATTTCGAGGTCATAGGCGATCTGTTCGATGACATAGTCGCAGATGATACTTTGGCCGGTGCCCTGGCGACCCCAGTAGGATTTACCCCAGGCGTCGATGACGACCTCGCCGTACTGACCAAGCTTTTCACCGAACCGATCGGAGACGGCATACCATTCATAGATTTCTGGCTGTGCTTTGTCTAGCTCCCCGAAATCATATTCGCCGTAGATACGACCGCAGTTGTTACAGCGTTTGCAATCCTCGTGGCTGCAGCACTCACGGGCTTCCTGCAGGGTTTTGTACTCAAAACCGCAGACAGGGCAGGTATACACAGGTTCCTCTGGATTCCAATCCTCGCCATGAAAATCGGTCTCATCGGCGGTCAGCGGGTCATAGTCCTCGAAATCATCGCAGGCACCGCAGTCCTCACAGACATGTTCCATACTGTTCTCAATGGCAGCATCGTAGTCATTCACATCGAAGGGAGCACCGCTGTCATTTGCACCTTCAAGCAGGGCGTTAATAATGAATTCGATTTCCTGCGTCATGTTGCAGTAAACATTGTTGTTGACCAGCCGGTTTAGGATACGTTCGTTGGTAGGGGACATCATGCTGTATTCTTTTCCGTTCACTTTATAATCGTCGCTCATAAATATTGTTCAGCCTCGCTTTCTTCGATGATGCGATAGTTATTGTTGAAATAAGACGAGAACATTTCATCCTCGTCATTGGAGTAGAAGCCGCCGCAGGTATCATCCAGCGTCCACTCTTTGGTGACTTTATCGTATGAGTAGATAGAGTAGATATAGGTCTCGCCGGTGAGGAACTTGTCGTAGGTTTCAATTTCGCCTTCGATGATATCCTTGGCGTGCTGCTGCCAATCAGTGTCATTGCCAAAAGCCTCAACGACATGTTCTTTCGTGCAAATGGCGACGCCAAAGCAGCCGCTGTCCCATGGGTCACCAAAAGAACCGGTGCTGATCGTAATGCCGCTGTGAACATAGGCGTAAAGCGGGACGGAAACAAATTCAATTCCGCGGTCTTTAAGTCCGGCAAGGTAATCATTGAGGTCGTCACTGTCGGCAAAATCCCTATCGTTATCATACTTGGAGCTGCCGAGGTAACGGTTGCGGACATAGCAGATGGTGCAGCAGTTGCAATCATTCTCGCGGGGATTGGACGGATATTCGTCCTGCTCGGCGGTCATGAAGAAGAGTTTCTCGCCGTCCGTGATATAGATGCCATCGAGGTCGGTTTCAACGATGTTGGTTTCTCTCAATGTCAATGTAGACATAGGTCACACCTCTTTATCAGCGTAGTAGTTTTCGATAGCGGTATCGTTCTTGCGGACACAGTTCACGATGGAGCTGTTGTAGATATCGTTGAGGATGCTGTCGAAGATTTCGCTCCAGGTGGTGTTGTCCTCAATGATGGTGATGACAGCCGGGCTGGTCTGGCGGGGATGGCGGCGGATGTATTCGCGCTTTTCCTGGTCGATGACAAAGCCGTAGTCCGTGCGCATCTTTTCATAGATAGTGTAGAGGACGGCGTTGTTCTTCTGGTATTTATCGGGCTGATTCGTTCTGATCTTATCAACCGTGGCAAGGACATTGCGTCCGGTGTACAGAGACTCCATGACATCCCAAACGAAGTCCATGAATTTGTCGGCTTTTGGCTGACGGCTGAGACGGCAGATTTCCATTGTACCGCGCAAATTGTAGACAAAGATGTTCTGTTGTCCCCCGGGGGTCGTCAAACTGACGACCCCTGACAAAGGATTCAAGCGATCAGGATTTCTTTCATGAATCTTTGCGATTGACTTTGCGGGGTCTTTGTATTCCAATGCCTGGCCAACCTGTTCACGGGTCATATAAAACTCACCGGAATCGTTCTTGTAAAAGTCGCAGGTTAGGCTGCCGAAGGGCTTCTGAGTGGCGAGTGTAAGAGCAGTAGTCATTTGAAATCATTTCCTTTCTTGATTGAATGTCAGTATTCGTCGGGGAAGAGAACGGTTGTCGCGGAGCGATCCCATTCTGTGATGATCCAGATGCGCCAGCCGGGGTGGTCGGCTGGTTCGTAAGCGGAAAAGATACGGTCATCGCCGGTGCGGACAGCTTCATCATTCTGACGCTTATCACTGTCGCAAAGGTCGCCCCAGTCACCGTTCTCGTGACGTGCAAGACTCACGGCTACGTAATGACAGAAATCCTTATCGGCATCCATCTTATTGGCAACATCTGCCGTGATGTTGATACAGCCAAGATCAAATTTACTCATGCGGGAACACATCCTTTCTTATTGCTCTGAAAGAAATCATCCTCATCGCAGAACGGCATGAACCAGCCGCCATGGAAAAGAAAAGCGCCTTTCGTATCGGGCAGACACTCATAGCAAACCTTGCCATCTATAAAGGCGAGGGTGTAAGTCATCGTTTTCATCGTTAGTCCTCCTTAGGGTCTCCTTTCAATCAATCGTTGAAGTATTCATGGTCTTCCTTGATACTGAGGCGATCAAGGACATCATAGAGAGATTCTGTCGATCCGTTGTAAAAGCCAACACCGTAGGGGTCTGTGCGGGAACCGTACTGTGTTTCATTTTCGGAAAGCAGATCGGTGATGGCTGCTTTGATATCGGATTCGGAATAGGTTTTCATGGAATGTAACCTCATTTCAAAATGGGTTCCGGGACATTGCCGGACGCTCTGAGCGGATGACCCAGAGCGCCGGAGAAAGGAAGATAATGACCAGATGGACATGGAATCACCACAAACCATGCCCGGTGGTCGGACGAACCGGCAAGAAAGGAAGAAACCAGAACGCCCGGCAATATCCCGGAACGGTTATGACTGACTAAACTAATTCGTCACGGATGGAGAGCAGTTCATTCCACGCTTCGCCGAGGGTGTCGGCAGAGCAGAGGAAAGTATTGCCGTAGTAGATTTCGTAGTGGCCGCTTTCGCCGCCGATATGTTTTAAGTGGAAGATAGGAACCACTCCTTTGTATTAACTTGAATTGTGTGTTGTGGAAAAGGTTTAAAGCGTCGTTCACGCCTTGAAATATGTTATGTGAACGTTGTTATGATTGTACTGCGTCACCATGGTTCTGTCAATAGGTGGAAATCGTCATGACAATATATGTACGGTCTAGCTGCTGTCATTATAATTCATATTGACTCCTTATTGTTTACAGATCAAACTTGATGTCGTAGCCCTGACGTTGCAGTTCGGCCAGCTTTGTGACAATGGCGTAGTGGATGTACTGCTTGGTGGGTGAGATGTCGGCTTCACAGCGTTTGAACGGATAGGCAACGATGAGTTCGCGGTCACGGTTCTGGATTTCATACCAGTCTTTATCACGATTGTATGTGACAAATACGATAGGCTTGCGGCGTGCCATGGGTTGCTCCTTCCTGGAATCAATCCTCATAGAATGTAATGGCGGCGTTATGCTCAAAGCTGTCAATGACAGACTTGATGTAACCGTCGTCAGCGGTGCGGTATACATGCTCGGCTTCCTTTTTGGTTGTGCCGAACATCCAGGAATAAGCGAACAGGAATCGCTTCTTTAACATGCGTGGAGACTCCTTTCATCACGCAATCGTACATTTCTTGCTGTCGCGGATCGGCAGCTCTTGCATGGTCTTGTCGAGTTCCTGTAAATATTCCTTCGTGTCGGTGTTCATCAGTTCTTTGTTCGCTCTGATGCAGTCGATGCTGTTGCGGGCATACAGGGCCAGCGCTTTCAGCATATCGATTTTGTCCTGGCGCTTGATTTGAACGGGGCGGATGCTCTTTTCGGTCAGGCGCTGGATAGTGTAGGTCTGGCCATCTCCGGTGAGTTTGCGCTTATGGATGAGGTACATCCTGACATTGCCCCACGAGTTGCGGACGGCATCTACGTATTCATCACAGTTTTCTTTCCCGATGACGGCAAGGTGCGTTCCCATGTCGCGAACCATCCAGATAAAGCGTGTGTCCGGTTCGGCCTCGGTGATGATGGAAACATCGATCATGATATCGGCCAGATAGAACTGAAGTACATCGGCTTCGTGTGCCATGGCCTGGAACAGGCGGTAGTCTTTCATGTAGGAGTCATCCCTGTCATCCAGCGGGGAGATGCGGAAGTCGTGGCGGAAGGTGTCGGTGTGGAAGGGTGTGAATGTGGTTTTCATTTTGAAGTTCCTTTCTTATGTACTAGATTGCTTCATCTGTTTCGTTTTCAGCATTGTACTGTTCCATAAATTTGTTCCAGTTGTACCAGACGTTGCGGGCGTCGCCGTAACCATATTCGACGTAGTAGTCAGATGACCAGCAGTTAAGGTAGTGGGGATAGAAGGCGATGTAACCACCGGGGAAGGCGGCAATAAAACCGTCGAGCAGAGTACCTTCAAAGGAATCGATCTGTTCGCCGATCTTGTTCTTTTCGCAGAACTCCTGCAAGCGGCTTGGGTCAAGATACAAGTGGCGGCATTTCATTTTCAAACCACCTCGTTTTCAGGGTCACCGAATACTTCAAGATATGCCTTGCGGGCAGCGGTGGTCATGTGGGTGTCGTTGCAGTTGTACTGGTCGTACCAGTCGCAGAGCTGTGCCGGAGTAAAGCAGCAGCGCAGAACATCCCAAGACACACGAGTCAAAAGGTCATGATATTCATGCTTTGCTTTGACCTTTGCGATGTAAGCAGGATAGCTGTCCTTCGTTTTGTCCTTGAAATAGGTCATGCGGGCAACGATTTCCGGGTAGACCGGGTCAAGTTTCATCTTCATCGGTTTCGTCATCCTCCTCGTCATCGTCGGTGTCGTCGTCATCTTCACCGGCGTTGTGGCGCTCAAGGGCTTCCCAGTTTTTGAAGCCGAGCAGCTGGGCAATGTAATCATCCTCAAACCAGAACAGGTCGTTGATTGTGGTGTCGCTTGGGGTGTTGTCGGTTTCGTTCCATTCCATTGCCTCTGACAGCAGGTCATCCAGTCGGTCAAGCTGTTCGATGGTCAAGTGGTCGGTGCGCTCTTTAGCGCCGGACCAGAATTCAAACTGGGACAGGGGTTTCTTTACGGTATAAGTCATGGTATGGTTCTCCTTTACAAATTGACATTTGCACAATAGTCTGCGATTTCGTCCTGCTTCCAGATTTGCATGGCTTTGATGCTATTTTCTTTTATGGCGTGGTAAGCATTGATGCCGCGAAGTGCTGACTCACCGGAGTCAAGGTAACAAAATTCTTCCAGAAATTCTTCCAGCGTGTAATTTTCAGCATCCTCACACTCATGAAGAACGCTGTCGATGGCGTTGAAGATGCACTCGGCGCGGCTGTAATCAAGAGCAATTCCGGTATGGAATTTAAAATCGATTCCGTTTACCGTGACTGTATGGTTGCGATGTGGCCATTTATCAGCCATGACGAGTTCACCTTTGTGATAGTCGAGTTTGTTTATCCTTGCATAAATGGCGCGGACGGCGTCAGGGGATTCGATATAATCAGCGTATTCTTCCAGGAGTTTCGGGAGCTGAGAGAAACAGAATTCATTCGCGAGCTTACCGGATTTGTTGTAGAATTTTTCCTCGAAAAAGTTGAGGCGCATATAATCCTGGTCGGTCTTGTTTTTCTTGGCCTTGAGGGTTTCGTAGTCGTCGATGGTCATTTTGCGGGGTTTGTGTGCGGTCGTCATGGGTCATGCTCCCTTCCCAAGTTCTTTCAAGGCATCCTTATAGTGCGTGGTGAAATATTCAAGGTCATACTGAACGCTGTTCAAAGACCAGTACGCTTTTTCGTCGATCTTGCGGCGAATGGAATTAGCACCGTTGAACATACAGCCAAGGTTGTAGGCGGTTCGTTCCACTTTGCGGCAATCCTCATAGGTCTGCATGGCATCGGCTGCGGCGACAAGTGCTTGCTTGATCTCTTTCGTTTTGGAATCAAGGTCGTGAAGTGTGGCCGTGAAGTCGGATTGTAAGACAAGCTGGCGAGCATTGTTCTTTTTATAGTCACGCAGACGCTCGTGTAGTTCGTGGCGGAAGTAGCTGACATAGTAACCGGATTTGTCAATGTAGTTGTGAACATCGGTTCCGGCGGCTTCCAGCTCACGAGGGTAAAGAAATTTATTCGGTATGATACTGACATAGCGGGGCATAGTGCCTTTATCAATGACATCAAGATCGTAGATATAATACGTACCGTTGATACTGCCCGGATAAGTTTTGAGAACTTCATAGCGGGCATTGTAATCGAATGGCTTTTCATGCCACGGTTTGCTGTAGGATTTTGACTGGGTCACGATGTAATAGTGGTCAGTTTCATTCTTACGGACTTCCTCAAAGCTGCGCTGCGTATTGAATTCATTTACGTTGTAGTAGTAGGTGTTCCGCAGACCAGACTCTGTAGGCTTGAAGCCGGAGTTTCCCACAGGAACGTAATATAATTGTGGCAGATAGCGGTTGTTCACTTTGACGAACAGTGCTACATTGACAGGGCCTTTGATGACGGAGGATACCTGGGCCATGACCCTATTGAAAGTGAATCGTCCCGTGCCACTGGAGACATGGAATGGGGAATTAAAATCAAACCCGGAGGCATAGTGTAGGAATTGCAGGGCCTTGGGATTCTCATGAAGCAGGGTTTGGGTAACGGTATTGAATTTCATACTCATGTTCCTTTCTAAGCGGTGTAGCAGCCGGTGCGGTGAGTGCTCATCCAATCATTGCAGGATTCGATCTGTGTGGGGCTGGTGGCGTAGACGGTGAGCCAGAGTTTATCCATATCCACATCAAAGCGGTGGGAAATGCCTTCGTTCTCGGCCCAGGTGTGGAAGGCTTCGGCCTCGGTGATATTTGCGGTGATGCGGGAATCGCCCCAGAGGACGATCTGCTTGCTAAACGGTGCGGTTGGCATTTATTTCAGCTCCTTCCACATGATGCAGACGACAAAAACGAACAGCGGCAGCGCTGCCCAGATGGGCATATAGGTCGCGGCCAACAGCGTGATATTGATGAAAGCCAGGAATAGGACGCACGGGATGAAGCCGAGCAGGATTTTTACAAGGAGTTTCGTTTTCATTTCAAGTATACCTCATGAAGTATTTATTGATTGTATTGGCAAATAAAAAAGCACCCGGCGCGATGAGGCGCTGGGATGCTTGGTAGAGTGTGTTCAGTTTGGGTCAGCTAAACAGGTCGTAGGCCATCTTTACGAAATCATTTGCGGCGCTGGGATCGTTCAGTGCCATGTCGAGGAACTCAACACAGCGGTCCATGAATTCCTGCGGGGCGTACTTACGGACTTTATCTGGATCCATTTTATAAGCCCAGGCGACGTCGATGCCGCCGTTGGCGTTGTCGTATGACTCCTCATAGTCACCGCCGCCGTTCGTGGTGTACCAGCGGCTTCTATCGAGCCACGAAAAGTTTCCTGCATCCCAGTTTTCGGTATCCTTGGCAAACTTGAGACAAGCATTGAGATATTCATCGTATTTCATTACAATCACTGAGCCTTTCGTTTTCAAATCGTGCTGCATTTGCCATTAGTAAAACACAGCGGCAGGACAAAATCAACGCTGATTCGTAATCAATGCAAAATTTCAGCGCTGGCGACGTTGGTCAGGTGGTAGCCCATGAGGTAGGCATGCCCCTCTGCGATGTGCCGGATCGTTGTCAGGACATCTTCCCCGAGGCTCGTATGCCAGCCGCGGATTTCATTGAGCAGGGCGTAGGCTTTTGTGTCGGTCATCGTGGTGGTGAAGCAGGACTCGGCGATTTCGGAATCGTTTTTCATCTGGATGGTGATGAGGACGTCCTCAAACTCATTCATGGCGGGTCACTCTCCAATCACATATTCGTCGGTCTGGCCGAACACGGTGAGGTAAACGGTATCACGGGCAACTTCCACCTGGATGTTCTGCATCGTGGTGCGGTAGGTGAGGTAGGCGGTGGCGAGAACGGTGGCAGTGACGAGGGCGAGGGTGGCGAGGATTTTCAGAATCGGTTTCATGGTGGACTTCCTTTCTTAAAAAATTGGTATAAAAATAGCGCCGCAGCTGGGAGCTGGACGCTGTTTGAAGGATAATTTAGAATGTGTCACGGATTTCAAGTTCATCGCGACATATCTTTTTTATGAGCTGACTTGCATTTGTGCAACCATTGTCAGATAAGATTTTGTCGAAGATTTCACCTTCCTTTAGGGTTAAAACAACGTGATATGTCTTTTTTAAACTTGCTTGTTTAGCGAAGCGTTCTTCTTTCGTCTGTGCCAAAGGTTGACCCTCCATCCATAGTAATATGTAGTATGGATTTAGTCTACCACAGATGGAGGGCACTTTTCAAGGGGATTCGTTGAGATAAAGCAATCTACATTGGAGGTTCCTTTCATTGCTTGCAAAAAGTGCTTTTCATCCCGCCCCGCTTGCAACCCGGTTCGCGATTGCAGACCGGCTCCACGGAGTTGACAAAAGGGTACACTTTCCGGGTGGTTTTCACTTTGTGCTGGTGATTTGGTGCACAAACAGGCTCACCGCGCGTGGCAGTGAGCCGGGTTTCTATATCAAATCGTTTTCGCTGGCTTGTTCAGATCAAGCGGCAGTCTTGACAGCGGGGACGGACTCGGCAGCGGCCTTTGCGGACTTATAGTCCTCTTCAGCCTTGGACAGCTTGGCCTTCAGGTTTGCAATACGCGCTGCGTTAGCGTCGGCGTCGACCTTTGCGGCGTCATAAGCTTTCTGCGCCTTTGCGATGGTGGATTTGTTGCCCTTTTCCTTGGCGGCGGTCAGCTTAGTTTCGGCAGCGGTCAGAGTCTCGGTCAGAGTCTTGGCGGTCTCTTCGGCCTTGAGAATCTGCGCGGGCAGACTGGACTTGGCGCGGTTATAGTCACGCTCATAGTCGGCGGCAAAGGTCGTGTGCATGGCAATGGTGTACAGTTTGCCTTCCAACTTGCGGCAGAACTGGTTGAGGGTCTTGTTCTCTTCGCGGTAGAGGTCGTCGCCCTCTTTGTACATCTTGACCTGCTTTGCTTCGGCGCGGACGTCCTCGACGAACTGGACAGCGGTAGCGCCGTCTTCACGGGTAGAAACGGGCAGTTCGTTCAACTTGATGGTCGGGTCAATCAGGCGCAGAACGTCAGACGCGCAGGTGTACAGGGTGGAAGTCAGAGCCTTGCTTGCCTTGGGGTCGGTGTTGGCGTTGAGATTGCAGGCCGCAGCGTACAGATACTTGACCGCGTTGCAATACGCAACATAGTCTTCGTGAGACATGTCGACGCCCTGCGGCACTTTGGCGGACGGGGTCAGGATGCCGTCTTTACGGGTAAAGCGGCAGACAGTTTTGGCTGAGTTTTTGCCTTCTTTGCGGGCAGTCTCAGCGGCGGAAACGATAGCGGACAGTGTGGAGGTGATGTTGGTAGTCATAGTATTTTTCCCTTTCTTTGTTGGGCAGTTTGCCCAGTTTTGGTTTTGGCGTGTACGTTTTGCACACAAAACAGCCCGCAACGGACTTGCAAATAAGGCCGTAGGTGTGCTATAATAGCTATGTCGGATAGCTACAGCTTTAGCACTTGCCCTATATAGAGCGGTGACGCTTTTTGCAAGGGTTGTGAGCTGATTTTCTATGTAAAACAAAGTCTTGTGTCGCCGTGCGTGTATGCCGCGCACGTTGCGCTAGTGCGAGCCTATGTAGTACCGTTTCTTCTACCACGCGCAACCAAATGAAGGTCTTTTGTGTGTGTCTTAGTAAACGTTTTTACACAGTTTACGCCACCCGTCAAATGTAAACGAGCTTGCAATTCTAGCTATGGTTTGCCCCTCTTCTGTTGTCAAATATCTATCCAGCAAGAGGAATACGCCATAAGTCGTATAGTCTGCCCTTTACAGTGTCGAGGGCTTCGCTTTTTCTAGCTCGCGGCCTGCACACTTTTGGGATAGTGCGCCGCTTGCTTTACGCTACAATCCGGGCGGGATATACAACCCGGTGCGCGTTATAATCGCTTTACAGTTGGCCGGCTTTACATTACAATGCGTTTCGGTTGATATGCCGCCCCGCGTTGCTTTATGCGGTTTTGCTTGACGCATTGCGGGTTTTGCCCCGCCCCGCGTCGTCCGCGTAAAGCCGTGTACTTTGTGCCGCTATCTGCATAGCCGCTACGCTATGTTATGTCAAGGTGTAGGACGGCTTGCAAGGCCGCGCCCGGCGTTTTACGTGTCGCCGCCCACGTCTTAAAAACATACAACCATGCCCACGCGGGGGAAAAAGAACAAAGATAGCGCGGGGGATAGCGCCCCCTTGCATGTCCCTGTTTTTGATTGCAAGGCTAGTATAGCAGTTGGTGCACCAACTGTCAATAGGTTTTTGCAATATTTTTTGAAAAACTTGAAATATAACGTTGTATCGTCAATGTTTTTTGCAGCTGTAGAAAGTTGATTTTTTGCTATATAATGTATTATAATTATAATAATACCTATATAGCATAAAAGCGAACTGTATATAACGTATATGTACAGTTATAGCTGATCTATAACTATAGACCGCGTGAATCAGAGCGGGCCCACGGCATAGCAACACAGCAATGTAAAGGGCTGAAAAAATAGACTCTTTTACATGGAGTATCCACTATGCACTTTTTGACGCTACAACGTCGATAATCCTACAAAACATACACCGGGGGCAGGTTAAAAACGGAAGGCAAAATCCGTTTCTACTATAATAGTAAGTCATCCATTCACACTCTCGGCTCACCGCACCCCTGACCCACTCGCCCCTGCTCCATATCCGTTCCCTTTCTTCGATCCACCCCATCGGACAAACCTTGTACCTACGCCATTTCCGCCTCATTTTCGTGCATCAAAAACGTGCTATTTTTGCAGATTTTTAGCACAAAACACACATAAACAACCTAATTCCTGCTCAAACTATCGTATTTTTAACGTATTTTCGTTATTTTTCATATCCACCACACAAAAACATTCCGAAACGCCACCATTTCAGCCCCTGACCGCCACTTTCTTCGGCGATCAGGGCATTATTTTTGATAAGTGCTTGAAATATGTGGTGTGAAGTGCTATAATACTAATAAAGAACCACTCAGACACCAAAATTACCCATCATTCAAAGGAGACACCACTATGAAACGCCAAAACACCACCCTCACGACCACAAACCCTCAGCCCGATCTCGTAACCGCCCTCGCACAAGCTATTGTCAACGCAAAAGCACCTGATGGTACCAATCCGGTAATGGAAGCTCTCGCCCAAGCCACTGGCTATCAGCTAGTTCCGACCAAGAAGACAACACCAAAACGTCGCAAGGACTACTGCAAAACCGTCTCTAATAAAAAGGAAAATGGAAAACTAAAAGCAAGACCGGCGGAACCTCTACACAGCGTAGAAGACATTAAAGCTATCGGAGATTATCTTCTAACCCATGGAAACGCCCGCAACCGCCAGCGTAACTATACCTTATATATATGTGGCATCACGCTCGGCCTTCGCGCTGGAGACATACGGCAGCTAAAAATTGGTGATGTTTTTGATGTCTCTACTAACTCCGTTTTGAAACATGCCCAAATCATCAACAGAAAAAACCACAAGCGCACAAACGATCTCATCACGCCACATGCGGCGCAAGCTATCACAAAATTAGTTGACGAGATTCGCACCCAACAGTCTGGTGTCCTTGACCCAGAGTGGCCGTTGTTCCAGAGTCAGAAATGGGTACGCGCCGGATATATCACCAAGCCGGTAAGCAAGACACAGGTATACCACATTATTACAGATGCCGCAAAGGCGTGCGCGGTAGAGGGGCATATCAGCACCCACAGTATGCGTAAAACATATGGTCTAATTGCCGTAACGGCAGCTGACAAAGGCGGGCTTACGACTAACCAAATCAACGAAGCTTTGCAGTACAAATATCGGCATAGTGATCAGGCAACAACCATGCGTTATATCGGTGTAGGGCAGGATCAGGTTGACGCGATGGCCATGTGCGTTGACGCAGCTATTAGATAAAGCAAGCCGGATTCTCGATACCCGGTGATTATTTTTTCACGTTTCACAACACATAATTCAAGTTATAAGGAGGACACCAATGGGAACTAATTTTTACTTTTTCACGCAGAATCGTGCCGTTGCAGACCTGATGGGATTAAAGCGCGAGGTGACTGACATCCCGGAACTCGGCTGGGAGCTGCACATCGCCAAGACCAGCTGTGGGTGGAAACCTGTATTTGAGGAGCACGAGCAAATTCACAGCGTTCGTGACCTTGACAAGTTTTATCATGACAACATGCACTACCTGACCATATTTGACGAGTACGGACAGAGGTACAGCTGGCAGGAGTTTGAGGAGCGCGTCATCAAATTCGAAACGCCTAAGGTCTTCGACCCAGAGATCGGGATGTACACCGGGAACTGGCGGTGCGAGAGCGATAACGACTGCGAACTCTACAAGCACTGGGACGGCGAGTACGCAGACGCTGACGGATACCGTTTTAGCACACGGGAGTTCTGTTGAGCGCTGCCTGCCAGCACACCAGCACGACTACCTACCTATATATATATTAAGGAGTTTACCAATGGACAAGACACCAACTATGACCGCCCCCGCAGCTAACAGCGTCAAGCGTGATGTGATTATGATCTACTCGCCGCGCATGGCGGGCTACCTGATGATGCGGGGCTTCTACCTGATTCGGATTGAGCAAAACAAAAAGCGGCCTGACAAGAACTGCTTCGCGTTTTTTGACACGCCAGTCCTAAAGGCCGCTATGAGCGATTACATAGACCACAAATTTACCGTTTGACAAAGTATGGGAGACAGCCGCATGAACTACGAAGAATACAGCCCGTACACACTGGCAATGGCACAGCTTACCGCAGACACTATTCACCAGATCGTCCTGATTGCAGACGCCAACGGCAAAGACCGAGACTCCGCGCTGGAAAGATTTACTGATGTGGTTAGTAATATTACCGCCAACTTCAGCTTGGAAAAGTATGACCCCGATGTCCCAGTGGTACATGTAGGGGGAAAAGATTAAATTATTTACATACAAGGAGAATATCACCATGAATGATTCTGACCGCTACACTGATTTTATCAACCGCAACACCGCAGACTACCGCGAGGAGATGAGGCACATGATCGCAGACTTCATCGAGGACATCGTGAACTTCTCAGACCGGCATTTCGTAGACCGTGAACAGACGATGCTGGAGGTCAGCCAGAACCTGCGCATGATCCCTGGCTATGCTGATATGAACAAGTACCGGCCTGTTCCGCCTGAAACCGGACACGCCATCCAGCGAGACTTTGACAAAGGGGACCTGCCGCTGTGAGTAATACATATAGCCAGCAGGAAATCTGCGATGCCGCGAATAAAATCAAAGCCTATCGCCACGAGACAGAATGCAAGCAGTACTTTTTTCGTGATAAAATTGAGCGCACATGCTATTTGACAAATTACGTATTTCCATCGTCATGGCCACATTTCATGGGGCAACGTTGGACCGCCGCTGACATCACCCTCGCCAAAGCTCTTATCATGATGGGATACACTACCGCGACAAAAACGATGCGGCCTGACGGACACACAGCAATCACAGTGATAAAGATCAATGATGACGGAAGTACACCATACATTGACGAAATCACGTGAAATTCTTTCCAGGCACTTAAATATGGCGAGGCCATCAGGCTGGAGAACATCGTGGGAGAGGAGAGCAGTGCCAATGACTGATTTTATCTCACGAAGCGATCTGCGCCACATTGCCAAAAGCATGAGACATGATGCCCCAAAAGACAATGATACATATTTCGTCGCATGTGAAGTGCTAGACTATGTGGTTGATAAAATGCCGTGACCAGCCCCGGCCACAATCAGCACCAACGGAAGCTATAGCTGCTGCGTACACTGTGGCTCTATTGACGGAGTGTTAAATATGGAAGGTGGCCACAACAAGTTCTGTGGCAACTGCGGATGGCCTATTGACTGGCGCGATTGACATTATCAATTTCGTGAGGCCGCGATAATGGTTGGCTGGTGCTATAAACAGCGTAACATCGACTTTTGCTCGTTTTTGAGCACATAACAAATAAAAAAAGACTGTAACACGAGTCTGGGACACAGTCTGACATTTTTCAAAGGAGATTTTTATGGAAAACAAAATACAGATTTTTAATAACCCGAAGTTTGGCCCTGTGCGCACGTTGATGATTAACGATGAGCCATGGTTTGTAGGCAAAGATGTAGCAATGGCTCTTGGATACAGTTCTGGTAAGGCACCTATAAATGCCGTAGCCAATCATGTCGATGATGATGATAAGGGGTCACTGAAATGATGACCCCAGGAGGAAAACAGCCAGTAACTATTATTAACGAGTCTGGTCTTTACTCTCTTATCTAGTCGAGTAAGCTATCAGACGCTAAAGATTTTAAAAAGTAGGTTACATCAGAAGTTCTCCCTAGCATCAGAAAAAATGGCGGCTATATTGCTAGTCAAGAAAACATGACTGACGAAGAAGTCCTTGCCAACGCTCTGATTCTTGCTAACAATGTGATCACTACACGTAACGAACGCATTAAGGTTCTTGAGACTCAGAACAAACAACTCCTTGAGGAGAACGAAGCCGCCAAACCTAAAGTGCAGTATTTCGATTTTCTGATCGATAAAAGCTTGCTTACAAACTTCACCACAACCGCAAAGGAACTTGGCATCAAGCCTAAACAGCTCATTACATACCTGCTTGACAATAAATATATCTATCGTAATTCCAAAAGTACGCTTCTTCCATATCAAAGCCATTGCAACAGTGGTTTGTTTGAAATCAAAGAAACTGCAAACCACAGGACTAACTGGGCTGGCACCCAGACCCTTGTCACTCCTAAAGGCCGTCAGACATTACAGATGTTGTTGAGTGTGCCTGGAGCACTCGACCACATTACCACCATCGCTGAAGAGGAACAACCCGCATGACCATCAAAGTTGACTATATCGATAAGACCTATGCCAAGAGCATTGTAAAAGCAATCCTACACATGCCAAACATTACGCCGGAAGTAGCTGTAGACCTTATCTGTGGAGCAATCGAGGATGACACCAGCGCAGAAGACGTTATCCGTGTAACACATTGCCGCGACTGTTATTGGTTCGCTGAAGGGTCTGGATGCACTTGGTCAAGCAAGGACTATCATTATGATCCAGACTATGAAGACCCGCCAATCCTACCATATTGTGGGCAAGACGATTATTGTAGCAAAGTAAAACCAACAGGAGTATTTAAACAATGACCATCACACGCGCAAGAGAAATCACACGCCAATTTTCCCATAACTTTGTCGCTACTATGCGGCCTGAAGAAGCTGCAGAATACAAATCAGTCGTTGATGATGCTATAGAGTGGGCTAAGGTAAACGAGCCGAGCCTGTTCTACGGTATTGTCCATGACTACCTTGACTTTCTTGACAGACACACAGAGCGCCGCATCTGTTCCACCTGCAAACACTGGGAACCGTTCACCGGAGCGTGCTGCGGTGCCGACAGCCCATACGCCGCTGATTTTGTAGATGGTGACTGCACATGCGCAGACTGGAAAGCGAGGCTAAAGAAGTGACAACTATACTGACCAATATCCTGATATTTATTGTCGCAGCCATAGTATTTGTGCGGAAGTCATACCAGATACATGAAATCTATAAATTGCCAGGACTTTTAATACCATCAATACTGTCTGCAGCGTGTATCATTTATGTAAATATAGGCTCCATTGCTTGTACATATACAGAATATCGTATGGCTAACGAACTCTTTACATCCGATGGTAAAGAGGAATATGGCATGTTCTTCTTTGCGATTATCGCATGCATGACTATTGTTTGTTTCACTCTTTGCTTTCTTACAGCATATCACGACACTTTTCCGCTCGTAAGCCTACTGGAATGCCACAAACAGGTAGACAGTGCCTTCGACAACACTCCGCGTATTCCATACAATACCTTTAAAAAAATGTATAAGCTGCACCCTGAGAATTTCAAATTTATCGACCCACAGTTCGTTGATCTACCGAGTGGTCACGATATTTATAGCTTTCAATATCGCGGCAAGAGGTTCTCCCTAAACTTTCTGGACTTTGTGCGGGCGCTAAGTCTGGTCGATAAGCATATAACAGAAAAGGACTTGGCACGCGAAAGGGCCAAGCGAGTTGAAAAATACGAAGAGCAAGCAAAGCTTTACAATCTCATGCGAGATGACCTAGCTTACGACCTTGCCGCCATAGAAAAGCAAAAGACCGATGCCTATGACAAAATCAAGACATCTACAGATAACATCAACGAGATAGCCAACAGGTTGATAAAGGAGGCACACTGATGGCACGGATTGTATTAGACGAGCGTCCTATTGGCTGCTGGGATTGCCCGTTTTATGCCTTATTCGATTGCAGGTATTACAGAGATGACCAGATCTTTCCGGGTTACTGCGAGTACATTACCACATTGGACGAGCTTAAAGAAGAAAGAAAGTATTATACAGAGGAGGTGCGCGACTGATGGACGCCCTGAAATTCTTAAAAACGGCCAAGCGTATGTACAATGCAGGATGTGATAAAAACGTAACCCATACGAATTGTTGCCTGCATGATTTGTTCAATGATTCTTTGTGTTACTGTTCCGACGCAACCTTTGCCAAGATTATTTCAACCGTTGAGCAATACAATAAGGACCATCCAGCCAAAGAAACCCGCAAAGACCGTCTACTGCGCTCCCTTCCAAATTCACCCATTAACGCTAATGGTGATCCGGATCTCTGTCCAGAGGATTACGGTGAAGATAATTATTATGATAACGGACTGTCCCCTTGTGAGATTTTCAACAGCGATTGCGCCACCTGTAAGCACGAATACTGGTCAGAAGAGCCACATGGGCCAGCATACTGGGATAAGTATTGGGAGGAAGACTATGGATGCTAAACAATACATAGACACTCTGCGTCGCATATGCTCTACAGATTGCTTCTGCGACAACTGCGATTTCAAGAAAAATGGAACCTGTCCACTTGATAAAACATTCCTTTTATCGATGCCATCGGAAGACATCGTCTTCTCTGTCGAACAATGGGCTAAGGATCATCCCATTCCACACAAGAAAACACGTAACGATATTATGCTTGCAGAGTTCCCAAATGCAGCACTCGACAAAGATGGCATTATCGACACATGTCCAAATTTTCCATTATACCTTTTTGGTACAGAACGTTGTGAGCAGTATAAAAGAAACTGCGACGTCTGCCGTAGAGATTATTGGTTAGGGGAGGTAGGTCCTGATGGACGCTGTTGAATACATAAAGGAAGCAAAGCGCATTTGTAAAAGCCGAGGTGTTTGTAAAAGTGTTTCTAGTAAATGCCCATTGCTAGACGAAAATGGACACTGCACCGCAACCGCAGATATATGCGCTGCGGATATAATCGAAAAAACAGAAAATGCTGTGCAGATTGTCGAGCAATGGGCGAAAGAGCATCCAGCCAAGACCCGCCAGAGCGAGTTCTTGAAAATGTTTCCGAATGCGGAAACTGATAAAAGCGGGATTCTTATTTTTTGCCCACGCAAATTTGACCCAGAAAATATAAATAGCGTACATTGCCATAGACATGGGTGTTTGGAGTGTCGAAAAGACTACTGGCTCTCGGAGGTGACAGACAATGACTGACATCACAACCCTGCGCCCCGGCGGATACGGAGGACATAGAATGCACATTGGAACGGTTATAAAATGCTGTCCGCTCTGTGGCGGACGCATTGTTGTAAGTAATCTGTATCAATACTCGCTGGACTATACAATGCGCAAGGATGGCAAAATTAGCAAACGGTATAAGCGTGGCGATGATGGTTCTATGAACGTGAGCCTTGCTTCTTGCGAAAATTATAAAACCTGTGATGCACGATGGGAAGAAGAAGAATTTTTCGTTGAACCTGACGGAACTTTTTACGACTATAAGTACAGCGAGGATGAATAAATGGCAATCAGTAAAAAGACCCGCGTTGCGGTGTACAAGAAATTTGACGGTCATTGCGCTTACTGTGGCCGCCACATTGCTTACAATAATATGCAAGTAGACCACTTCAAGCCGCAGAGGGCGTGGAACCAAGAGGATTCCGGCACAGATGACATTGAAAACCTTATGCCGTCCTGCCGTATGTGCAACCATTACAAACGTGCCCACGACCTTGAAACATTCAGAAAGTACATTGCAGAGATCCCGCGAAAGCTGCAAGAGAACTACATCTACAAGATCGGCGTGGTGTACGGAAATGTGCTGGAAAATCCGAAAGCGATTAAATTCTATTTTGAGAAAGTGAGGGATAACCATGCGGCTGATTGACGCAGATAAAGTACCGCAACTATCTGATATGATCGGGTGCGCTTATGAGGGTGGCGAGTACCAAGCATATAAGAGCGGCGCAGAGTATGGGCGCGGATTGGTGGACGATACACCGACTATAGACCCGGAAACCCTGCGGCCCACGGCGCATTGGATTAAATGCGATTTGATTAAAGTTGAACACGGAGAATGTACCAGATATAGAAATGCAGGAATTGAATGCTCAAAATGCAATCACGTCTATGATAAATTTGCGCTGTGGGATGGAACATTTTGCCCCGGTTGTGGTTCAAGAATGATTGACTGCGAGGATGGTGAACGCAGATGAAAATCTATAAAAGCCCTTGGGTTAGCTATGAAAGCTATTTTGTTAAAACAGGTGAGGAAGGAATTATGACAACTGGATATTCTGTTGAGCTTTTGAACGGAATTTGGATTGTTGTAAAAACGACATATGTAACAAGAGACATAAAAATGATGCCTGTGGCTGCCGAAAATAATATTGACTTAAAAGATGTGTTCAGGGATGCAATACTTTCTGCTGTGCATAACGCAAAGGATGGTGAACGCAGATGACTAAAATCGTTGCATTTTTTGAAATTTTTATTTTGCTGACCTGTGCAGTATATTTAGTTTTTCGCGTAATAAAGGCCATAACGCAGAAGATACCGCAAGAGCCGGAAAAAGAGACGCTATGCGATACTTGCGAGCACCTTGTACGCAAGGGCGGAGATATAGAGTCGGGAAAATACAAATGTTCATATTTGAACGGAAGTTTTAATGAATCGCCTGAGTATTGCCGGAACTACGAGCGAAGAAAGGAAAAGAAAGAACCCACGGAGGTGAACACAAATGAGTGAATGGATAAGTGTTAAAGACAGGCCGCCGAAGCCGGAAACAGAGGTTTTTATCTATGCAGAGATACGCAGAGATGACAAGGTTATAGGCTATGTTACCACTACCGCTATATACGAGGATGGAACTATCCATACAGGAGAAAGTATCTGGAATTGGGACGACATAAATTATTGGGGTACTTACGACGAAGAAACCGACGATTACATCATCCCCGAAGGCTGGTGGGAAGAAAGACACTATAACGACGATGATACAAGAAATCTCCAAGTCGATGATTTCGTAACCCACTGGATGCCTCTGCCAAAGCCGCCAAAGGAGACACATAATGACTAACAAAGCCTACGAACGAGCCTTTAACATCGCCATAAAATACGGCTTTTGCAGTGATTGCGTGCAGGATCTCGACAAGGGTCACTGCCACGAATGCGATTGCTACCAGAACGCCGTAAAGGTGATCCGCGATGCGTTAGAAAAACTGGACGCTATCGAGGATTCTAAAGCAACCGTTTGGCACGATGCACAAAATGACCCGCCAACAGAAAACGGCGAATACCTGTGCTACTACGAATACTTCCGTTATGGTAACTACAACTGCATGTACCGCACGATGGATCGTTGATATTTTTTCAATGGTCACTGGAGCGGTGAGCCTACGAACGGAACTAACGCAAAAGTCCTCGCATGGACAGAACTACCGCTCTACAAACCCCCGGAGGTGACGCCATGAATACGAATTGCGTAACATATCGAGACAGTGCAGCAGAACGAGAACTTCAGATTCTTCGTTCAATTCTGTCTGAAATCGACAAGAAGAAAGAGTCAGTCGTCGAAAACGCTGTTGAACAGGCATTAACTAAAGAAAACAGCGAAACTAATGTCCTAGATGATGTGAATTGGAAAATAGAAAAAACATCCCAGCTTGCAAACGATGCAATGACCAGATTTCATCAAAAGCATCCAGAATTTTATGCCGTACAGGAATGTCCGTCTTGCGGAAGGATGTGTCTTTACAATGTGGTGTTTGGTGTTTTAGACGATCCGACACGGATAAAGTACAAATGTGAGGCTTGCAATAGAGAATTTGAAAGAGAAACCGGATACTGGATAAGGTATTAAAGGAAAAATCAATGATTATCTCGATTTCTGCGCCAGAGTAGGGAAGGAGCCAGAAAAACCAAATGTATTATGAAGAGAAAAGATGCCCATTAAAAGCAGCGGTCAAAGCATCAACAGACTACGAATGTGATAAAAGGTGCGCCTGGTACGATGAGATCAACTGCAAGTGCGCAATTCTAATATTGGCACAAGCAACGGAATATATCTCTAATAAGTAAACAGACAAGGAGAATATTATGAGCTTTAACGATTCTATGGGCACCCGTATGAAAGAGTATTACGAGGCAGTTCCTAAAACAAAGTTAATGCGCCGAACGCCAGTCGCGATTAGGGTAGACGGCAAGTCGTTCCACACCTTCACACGGGGCTTTCAGAAGCCTTTTGACATGATCCTAATGAAATCTATGCAGGAAACCATGAAGTACCTGTGCAAGAATATCCAAGGCTGCGTGTTTGGCTATACACAGTCCGACGAAATCACGCTGATCCTGATTGACTACCAGACACTTGCCACGGATGCTTGGTTCGATTACGAAGTTCAGAAGCTATGTAGTGTGTCCGCCAGTATGGCAACGATGGCGTTCAATAAGTTTTTTGAGGCAAATGTTGATACCTATGGAAGTGAAAATATCGAAGATTGGTATGATGGTGGAACAAATCGCGAGCTTTCTGACAACGAAAAACATGCCATGCAATATATAGTGGCGTACAACAAATCTATGGCGAACGGTGCTATGTTCGATGCTCGCTGCTTCAATATCCCAAAGGAAGAAGTTTGTAACCTTATCTACTGGCGTCAGCTTGATGCGACACGTAATTCCATCCAGATGGTGGGGCAAGCATATTTCTCACACAAGCAGCTGGAGGGGAAGAAATGCAACGACATTCAGGACATGCTTATGGAGCAATTTAACATCAACTGGAATAATTATCCTACCACATGCAAGCGTGGTACAGCCTGTATCAACAAGGATGGGCAGTGGGTACTTGATACCGAAATGCCAATCTTGAAAGGTGAAAACCGAGATTATGTCAATCAGTACATTTTTGTTGGCGAATAACCAGCAGCGCCTAATGTCCACTATCACAAACAAACTGCAGACTTTGTTGCTAAAGATAAACAGTAAGGAGATTATCATGAACGATAGAATCGATACGCGGCCATACTTTATGCTGATTCCTACAGAGCGGCGGCTCCGCACACATGAATTTGCAAATTCCTTCATGGACATGGCGTCGGCGTTTCTGCCGGGGAGCAAACCAATCGCCGATGAAGCCTATGACAAGAATTGTCTTGCCTGTGTTGATTTTTACGACTACCTCGCAACGGCCATGATCGAATCGCTTGAGCTGACAGGTGAAGACGCCATTGATGCCGGACTGCAATATGCCAGCTGTGCCCGTGTACATGAGGCGGTCGTTGCCTGCATGAAGAACCTGCGCAGCGAAATCGATGGGTGGCTGGAGGTGTGTGAAGATGACAAAAGCTGAATATAAGAAGCTCGCTCTATGAAGCAGAAATCCATACTGAGTAACGGGGTAACCCGTAAAAAATTGGAAGTCCGGACTCTTGTCAATACCCCACGACTAAAGTCGCGGGATTGTAGCTATTAGAGTCTGCAACAAACTATTTAATCGAAAGGATGTGAACGGGCAATTCTGTCCACGATTAAAGTCGCAGGTCTCCTTGCCCTAATTTATGAACGGAATAAACGCTGTCACACTTGGAAAACTCATCGCGGCGCACCGTGAAGGCGATGAGGAAAAGTTCAAGGCATACGTCGATTTTATCGCAGAAGCCTACGAACAGCAGGGAAATGACCGTGCCGCTCATATCATCCGGAGCAACTATACGGGTGACTATGGTGAGCAGGGAAAAGTCGTTCTGGATGAAGCAGGCGAGCAGACTGTATACTACGAAACAGGTTGGTATGAACCCGAAATCTTAGGCTCTGGTGGTTCCTATCGCGGAGTTGCAAAAACAAGCTCAGAGGAAGAAGCTCTACAACAGTTACAAAAGCACACGGTGAACTATGCACATCGTATCACTGTATATAAGAAAGACGGCAAAACCGTAAAGCGTGAAGTTGCCGAATACGACCAGTGGGAAAAGAAGTGGAGGCCGGTCTGATGAAATGGAATGTATTTTCTCTTGAAACCGTTAAAACAGCATACTGCAACGAAGAATCCGGCTATGAATTCTGCGACTTTTAAGGGAGACAGACTGATGAAATTTTATCGAATTTGGTATAGCGGCTATGCTGATGTAGAAGCAGACAGCGAGGAAGAAGCAGTGGATAGATACTTGGATGACCCGTCGTGTGCTGGTGACGATGATTTAGATATTACCGATGTATATGAGCTAGAGGAGGACTATGATGCGTGATCCTAAGAAAATCTGGCCGTTTTTGAGCAAGCTGGCGGAGCTGTGGGAGTTGAAACCGGACTACCGCTTCTGGCAGCTGCTGCAGAGCATTCCGCTGGACCGTGACCCGTTCTTTTTGGAAGAGGCTGAGACAGAAGCCATCCTTGACAAAGAAATTGCCTGGGCCAAGGCGTGGCAAAAGGAACAGCAAGAAAAATATAAACTCACGCCAAAAGAGGAGATCATTGCGAGGTTCATAGAGTATACAAACTGTAATAAGGAGAGATAACGATGACACGGAAGAGATATATCAAACTGTTGATGGCAAACGGTTGGAGCCGGAACAACGCTGAAAATACCGCCTGGCTTGGGATTGACGAATGCAAACCAAACAGGTCGAGTAAGACGTTTGATGAGCGGCGCTGGAAGAATATTGTGTCGCATCGTGGTTGCTGGCCATATAGTACATATGTAAAAGCGTATGATAACATGATGCGTCTCCGAGAGTTGTACCCAAGTGACAAGCCCGGAGAGGGCGTTATAGACGATTTTTAAAGAGAGGATAATGATGACACGCAAGAGATATATCAAGCTGATGATGGCAGCCGGGTTGAGTCGGAACGAGGCAGAACATATAGCCAGTTTTGGAAAAACTGAACAAGGGCAAGTTTTGAGTGACCGTATGAAGAAGCACAAACTTGCACACCGTGGGTGCTGGCCTTGTGATACATATGATGAACTGTTGGATTTTTGGTTTGATGCCAATATGCTTAGGCGTAACAGTACGCCCATAGAGCCGTCTGTGAGTGTTTTTGAGGAGATGTGATAACTATGTCAAATGATGAAATTATTCGCCGTAGAGACGCTCTGGAGGCGTTGGGAGAGGAGCCTATGGTGTGGTGCGAGGACGACCCGGCACAGGTACAGGAGCACAACGGCTGGGAGCACATGATTGATGCAATCAACGCTATCCCATGCATGCCGTTCCAGCTGCACGAGCTTACAGAGACCGAAGTTTGTGGGTTACACGGAGACAATGTGATCGTATCAGCACCGACTATTGAGGAGCTGGACAAGCGTGTTGTGCCGTGCCTTGGGTCGCACAAGGATATTGACGGGAAGAAATACATCGTGCTGGACGGCGAGGAGTACAGCCAGAGCCTGTTTGTGGACGGTACGATAACTTTGTGGAAGGTGCGATAAGAACGCCGCAGAGGGGCTGTATCAAGGGCTTAGAATATGCGTAGCAAGGAAGTGATAACATGACGATTCGAGAATTTTATGAGGCTGTGCCAGACGAGCACAAGGACGACATTATGTGCGTATATGACAAGAACCATGACACTGTTGAAGTCGCAGATATTTGGACAACACAGGTTCCAGGGGCACAGATCGGGCGCTTTAGAAGAGGTATGACAGATGTAGTTATTGTGTATTAAGGGCAAGGCAACAATCCATGCAAAGGCGGGAACAAGCCCCACATTTCAGCCCTGACAAGATCACCTGTGTGCGGAGTTCTTGTGCCACAATTTATAAAGCACAAGGACGACGCCGGGACAAGCATCGTGACCAAAGAGAACGATGCGCAGGACCGAACAAGGGGCAGGAGGAAGTAATGGCGTAATAAGTCAATAAGGTCAACGCGCACGCAAACACATTTACGCACTATACGCCTTGCATAGAAAAACCCTGAGGAGTAAATGCCAACACTAACAAAGTCAAGGGTCACACGCAACACAAGCCCGGCGCAACAAGGCGTGAGAACGCCGCTGAGGACGAGGTTTTTGGACAGGACCCGGAGCTTCTGGGACCTATACTGACATGGGACCAGAACGCGGAGGTGACTGGACAAAAACCGAGTCCGATAAAGATAGCACTATGAAATATAAGTGAGCGGGTTTTTGCTGAAAACAGGGGTATATTCTACCAAAACCCGACGATGATTATGGCAGATTATGTGCCGTATTCAGCAAAAATCCGACGATGATTTTTAGGCGCATTTTGTATTGAACGTTGGCGTCAGGTCAACAGAAGAATGATGCCATAAAAAAACGGAGGTATTGATGTATCTACAAAAAAATTATTCAGACAAAATTAAGATTTTTATTCCAGCTCATTTATTACAGGAATCATCGCCATGTCTTGTCTCTGTGTATCTTGCTCTATATATGATGGCCGATATGAACGGGTTAGAGTGGACGCGGAGAAAGACATCTGTAATTGATTTGTGTAAGAACGCTGCATTTTTTAACAACAACGATTTAAGAGCTAGGCATTATACGGCTGTCAACAGGGCGCTTGACAGTTTAGAGGAATATGGATATGTAAAATTTTATGGAAGATCAGACGACCCAAAAATGATTTTTGGATTTGATTTTACCGATGATATTGTTGCGAAAGCCAAGGAACATGCGATAAACGGCAAAAATATGTTAGCGTGCATTGAGCTTAATGAATTTAAAGTCCTATGGGATTTGTTATGTTCATCTGGTGGCAAAGGATATTCGAGATCGACGATATTACGTATTTATATCGCATTAAAAATGTATGCTGGCTTTTGGGGCAATGTTCACAAAGATGTCAAAGCACCAGTGTTTGTTGGATATTATGGTACTGTTATGAATTTGTTGAACGTGTCGAGAACAACCATGAAAGAAAGTATAAAAGAACTTAGATCTTTAGGTTTGGTTGTCACCACATATTGCAAACGCACGGAAAACGACGATAAAAGGAAAAATTTCGTCACTGCAATAATTGTTTTTCCTATACTTTGTACAAATATAAAAGCAGAAGAGTTGACAGAACAAGTTGAGTTAATTCTTGAGGATGAAGACCCGGGAAAATCATGGTATAAGCCCGGATGGACGCCGACTGTAGCAAAAGCAATAAGGACAAACCATGAGCGTAATATGGATCAGGTTCTTGATATAGTCCCCGATGACCCGATGCTTTTCGCAAGTAACGACATTTTCTAACGAACTAACGCCCAACGGGGCGATGATATAAATAGAACCGCTGTGGCGGGCAGGAAAGGTAGGTGATGCGGTATGCGTGTGTGAGGGTTAGACTTAACGCATATTACAAATTGTATAAAATAAAGGAGGTACGCTGTTTGGATATTAAGCGTGCAGAGACGAAATTGATTTTGATGCAGGCCGCACTGGATGCGTGGGGCATGTTCAAGAAGATCGTGTGGGCTATATGTGCGATTGCAGCGGTCGCGGTAGTGGGATTGGGGGTGAATTGGCTGTTTGCGCTGGCGTTGTTTGTTGGTGTGCCGTTGGTAACAGGTCTTGCGTGGGCTGTTGTGTACCGCTGGTGCTTTGACAATGGAGCGCTGAAGCTGGAGCAGGTAGACCCGGACGAGAACGACAATGGAAAGGGGGACGAGTAATGTTTGCACCCCCGTTGTATGTAGTACGGAAATTTCCGCTTTCCTTTATTATAAGCAACAACTTTAACATCCAGCTTGACCCGGATGAGGAAAAGCGCTTTCAGGTAAAACAGGGAGACAACATGCTTTTCCGGCAGGTACGGCTGATTACATATGAGACCGATAAGTTCAACCGCTTTGTGGTGTTTGTGAACTGCGTAGGCGGGCAGAACAAAAAGAAAGAGATGACGCGGCTGATCCACCACGGGTTCAAGGTTGGCAAGCAGGAATTTGTGGTGAGTGAGCGCAGTGCCAGCATGGTACGGCAGGGCATCCTGAGTTTTGTGGACAGACGGATTGCCAAGGAGTTGGACAAGCGTATCACGATGGGAATAACTTTTGAAAAGTGCGTTATATCGAAATTTTCTGGTTATAGGGGGCTGTGCTTCTCCAGCTGCCACTGTATTGAGGGCTGGGTGCCGAATATTGTCGTTGTACCGGACTGTTTTTTGACCATCAAGGACCAGCACATCAAGTATGTGTATGATAAAAAGATTAAGTTCAAGGATAAAAACACCGGGGCAGAGCGCGATTGGACACAGAAGGATATAACTACTGGCACGCGAGATATTACCATCAACGCATTTGACGGCTGCGGCATTGCACACCCCAAGATCATGGAGGAAATACGGCGTAGGATAGGCAGTGATACGCCAATTACAAGTGCGGTGATAAGGCTCCCTTTCGCAAAAGGAGTAATACATAGCGTCGATTATGAGACTTTTTTTGCAGAGCGCGGCGTGCGGTTCATTACAGATATCTGGGGTGTGCAGCACGATGTAAGCCCGGGCGCAGAACCGCTGATGATTTTGACGGAGGGACAGTACAAGGGATACTCCTACTTCAACAAAACCGGCACGATTGCGGACTGGGAGGAGTATTGGTATCAGTTCAAGAAGTACAACCATTGTTTTGGTATTGCCAAGTGGAACTTTGATGCCGATACCGAGCCGCTTATGACGCGGGCAAACTACCAGATTTTGCAGGATTTGGACTTGTCGTATGACAAGTTCCGCTCTATCGCAGATGACAGCATCAACTGGTTTGAAAAGATCACAGACGGCGACCTGATTTATACATACTGCTTTCTTGGCATGTACGCCGATAAGCATAAGGCGTTAAACGACTACTGCGCAGCCATTCTCAAAAACCCGGAGATGATGAACGAGGACGGCGTGCGGAACTACATTGTGAATTTGCTTGGAAAATACCGCGATGATATGAAGTGTGGCAAATTGTGGACTAAATCCACCTTCAAAACATTAACTCCTGATTTGATTATGCTGATGGAACACATCGGCGGGTTGCCCTTAAAGGGAGCGTTGGAGGCGGATGAATTCTTCTGCTTTGACAGAACAGGAACCATGCTTGGTGAGCGGTTGTTAGAGCGGAACCCGCATATTTGCAAGAGTGAACATGTTATTTTAAAGGGAACAACGAACGAACTTCTGGAGAAGTATTGTGGACATTTGGTCAACACGGCGATTGTAAACTGCAAAAGTATCACGCCGCAGCGATTAAATGGCGCGGATTATGACGGTGATCTTACATTGATTGTTAATGACCCTGTAATTATGAGCGGTGTTGATCGCAACGCTTCTGTAGTCATTGATGTTGAGGACAAGGTCACTGCATTGAAGGAAGAATACAGCATCCAGAATAGAACAAACTGTATTATTCGTAGCTTGCGCAGCTCCATTGGAGAAATAAGCAACTATGCGAGTGCATACCACAATAAAGCGCCAAAAACGCAGGAGCAGAAAAAGCGATACGAAGGGTATGTTGATCTGCTGTCTGTGGTCAACGGTAAACAGCCTTGCCGTTGTAAAACCGTGTGAACGCCTTACCAGCGGTGTCGTCTTTATGGCGGCTAACGGTGAAACTCTCTTAGGTAGGAGACAATACCGTGCCAAGCCTCGTAAGAGGAAGGCGTAACGACTAATAGTGATGAATGTAGCTATGTAGGCCGGAGTTAGTAGCCCGGTCGAAGCGCACGGCCGCAGAAATGCGGAAGAGATAGTCTAGTCCCTATGGTGACATAGAGTAGTAACGAAAGCCATCAAAGTCGGTGGCGCTGTACGGTGACGTTCAGTGTAAAAGCTGGTGAACCTGCAAGAGTAGGGTGTCTGTTATACGCTTAGGAGCCGCAGGAAATGGCGGTCAGATAACAGGCTGACAGGGAAGGTCAAATGAATAATCCTGTGCCAAGCCCCACAACAGGGGAAGGTTAAGAGACTATCCCGCAAGGGAGTACACGTTCTGGTGAAAATCCGGCGTGGAAGTGCCAGCCTCTCATAGTCCCACAGCTGTGAGATGATGATATAGTCCAAAAGCAGAAATGCGATTTTGCCAAGACGGGAGTGCTTTACCCAGTGCCCCGCAATATTGCGAAATACGGTCGTCCGCTACCGTATTTTATGAAGTACGCAAGCCCGTACTACAAGCGGATGAAAAAGCTGAGTTGTGCCCACTCCAACATGAACATGCTGTGCTTTGAGCTTGAGCGCTGGGAAAATACGATCCGCAAACGGCGTATGAAAAAGTTTGACTGGAGGATTATGTTTGATGAAGAGATCGGGTATAACCAGGAACACTTTGACGCTATTGAGTTGATATTTTGCGAATTTTACAAGCTGTGCAAGGATTTGGCGGAGCTGAATCACCAGTGCAGACACTACGAAACGTACAAAGACATTTTAAGAGAACAGAACATTACGAAAGAGATCGCTACGAATTTTGAGGTAAACTGGCAGTATTACTACAACATTTACCGCAGCCGGTGTCAGCAGATCGTTCCGGATGTGCGTGAGCTTGCAAACATCTGTGTGGTGTTATGCTATGACAAGTATAAGAGCCGCAACAAAAAGTTCATGTGGCAGATGGCCGGTAAGGGTGTAGTAGAGAACATCAAACAGGTAAACATCTGCCTTCCGCAGGAGTGCGATGACGGCGAGTACGAGTACCTTGGAAAGCGTTATACGCTGGCCCCTGTAGAAAGCGACATCCCGGTAGAGTATATCGATGCAGAGCTTGTGCCGGGAGGTGACTGCGATGTTCTATGATTTTTACTGCAACGAGAAGATGCTGCTTGATAATTACAAGAAGAATGATTTGGGAAACCGTGCGTTGAAGCGTGTGATTGGGCGCAGCGGAATGACGCCTGACAAATGTGCTGATATGTACCTTACGATGTTTGACAACAGTTTGAATTTGAACTACGACAGATATGACCTTGTAAGACATTTTGAGACCTGTGGAACGAAGACATGTGAGTTATTACAGATTGACAGTATAAAAGTATATAAACAAGACCTTGAATGGATCATGACACAAATTGAGACACACAATCTGAAGCAGAAAGAGCAACTTTGCCTGTTTGGCGTTGTGATGATGTGTAGGATTTTACATATGGACACGATAGATTTGACGACCGAGTTTAAGATCAAGCGGTTTTGCAGCTGTTTTGAATCACACCTGCATGATGTAACCATCAGAAAGGGAAAGTGGTACGAGACTTATCACGCGCCGATAGGAATGGAGACGGTGAGCGACGAGTACGGCATCCTGCTACGGACGGACAGCGAACATACCGCGAAGAAGGTTGGCTGTTATTATACCTACGAGAATTATGATTTGAAAAATAATGAAGTTGTATATGAGATGGTTGTTACGCCGGACACAAATCGACTGAACCTGTATGCGTTGTATCAAACGGTGGGGTTGAAAAACATACGGTTCTGCGTGAGCTGCGGCTGCGCGTTTACGGCAAGAGGTAACATGACAAAGTATTGTGATAATTGCGCCAAAATCATAAAAAGAGAACAGACAAGAGAAAGAGTACGCAAATACAGACAGCGGCATTCTACGATGTAACGCTTTTAAAATAAGGCGGTTTACAACGATTAAGGACTGTTGACTTTATCCCGCCCAGGGCTTCGGCTTTGGGCGGGCTTTTGTTTTGTCCGATTTTAAAAGGTTTTATAAGGAGCGATGTTTGTATGATTACTATTTCTAAGGCAGAGGCCAAGATGATCCGTGAGAAGTTCCCCCGTGCGCACATGGTTACGACCGTACATAAGACCATGGTTGACGAGACCAGAGATGTGCTGAAGGCGCTTGTTAATAATGTTGACGCGCAGCAGGCACTGGAGGAGATGGAGCGGGATGAACGCCGTCGTACCGCCCGTACTTTGGGTGACGAGGTGGTTGCATGAACGATTGGCCGAAATTGAGCGGTGAGACGGACGCGCAGTATGTGTACCGTGTTTGCCGCAGCAAGGATGAAATTGGTACATGGACTGATGTTGCAAATATTATCAACACAACGCTTGGCTGGGATAAGGGCGAGTGCGCTTACCGCAAGACGTGGAAAGCATATCAGGATCTGCAGCAGGTGAGCGATATTGAGAACGGTGATACACAGGCCATGATCGACGAACTCCAGTCAGAACGACGGGAGTTGGAAAAGGCGCGGGTTAAGATGCGTGATGAGCGCAACGAGGTCAGTCGGCTGCTTCGTGCAAAAGCGCGTGGTGAGAGTATGCGTGAGCTGATCGAGCGCCGCGTTGAGTCTTATGACCCGATGGATTATGCGCATGTGGATGTGCTGCAGTGTGTAGGACAGGGCGACTGTGACCTGATAGTCCACCTGACGGATTTGCACGCAGGGCTGCACATTGACAATTACTGCAACCGTTACAACGGCGATGTCATGATGTACCGCCTGCGCAAGTATGCAGGGAAGATTGCAGAGATCTGGCGGCGGCACAATGCTAAAAAGTGCTATGTTGTGCTTGGCGGTGACCTTGTGAACGGGGCGATCCATGTAAACAGCCGTCTGGAAAATAACGAAAATGTGATCGATCAGGTTATCAGCGCCAGTGAGGCTGTGAGCTGGTTCGTGACGGAGATGTCGAAACTCTTTTTAAGTGTAGATGTCTACAGCGTGCCGGGCAACCACAGCCGGGTGTTCCCCAACAAGGAAGACAACGAGCACGGCGAGTATCTGGATCGGCTTGTGACTTATTATCTGCAGGCAAAATGTGCGCAGATTAACAACATCCATGTCTATGATACAGATCTTGACGAGTCGATGGTTCGCTTTGCTGTTCGCGGTGCGAATGTGTTTGCTGTGCATGGAGACAAGGATACTCCTGCAGGAGTAGTGAACAGCCTGACCATGATGACTGGCATGAAGCCAGACATCGTTTTGATGGGACACAGACATACCAATGGCCTGACTACCGTGTACGACACGAAGGTCTACGAGAGCGGTTGCGTGGATGGCCCTGACAATTATTGTATGGATAAGCGATTGAAGAATAAACCGGAGCAGACAGTTTTGGTCGTCAATGACCTAGGGCTGGACTGCGCCTATGATGTAAAGCTGGACTAACCCAGCTGGCGAATTTTAAGGGAAGGGAAGTGAGTTTTTGGAGGTGACTGTTAAGAAACAGCCCGAGTTTTTTTGCAGCTATTCCAGCCGCCTGACAAACTTTTTGAAGGCGTATGGACTTAGCTACGAGAAGCGCGAGGTGAACGATATTACCGGCGCACCGTTTTGTGTGTTTAAGCGGACACCGAAGCTGCTGGCGATTGTGAACTATTGGAGTAACGGCGGTCGTAATCAGTTTGCTGATTTTGACGAGGACGGTAACCCAACAGAAAACAAGGTGGGTGATCCGTAATGGGACGACCCAAAGGCGCTAAAAATAAAGCGACGATTTTACGAGAGCACGCAGAGGCGCAGGCGCGGATCCAGCGTATTATGGCGGAGGAGGACCAGCCGGAAGTGTTTTTCTGTGTGACGTGTCATAAGAAATTTACACGCCAAAAGGATAACTTTTATCCGAGCCAAAGTCAGCTGTGGGCAGGGAATAATCACTTTATGCCGAGCTGCAAGAATTGTGTTGATAAGTTGTACGACCATTATTGCAAAACGCTTGGCAATGAAGAGGATGCTGCAAAGCGCGTTTGTATGCGGTTTGATATGTATTACAACGACAAAATTTTCAGATCTACGGCAAATCGTGCAGCGAATCTTACCCGCATGGCTGCATGGGTCAAGCAGCTGAACATTGTACAGTATCGTAACAAGACCTTTGACGATTACCTGGAAGAAGTTAATGGCCGCATCATCAATGAGGTTGATGATAACTCCCAAGCCGTAGATGCCAAGGGGCGTGTCAGCCAGCGTATGCTTGATTTTTGGGGAACATCCATGAAGGACCAGGAGTATTTGTTCCTGGATAGAGAGTACAAAGATTGGACAACGCGGTACGAGTGCAAGACAAAAGCGCAGGAGGTGCTGTTCAAGAATATCTGCATTGGTGAGCTTGCCTGTGAGCGTGCGGCCAAGAGTGGCGATGTCAAGGACATTAAAACGGCCAATGACAATCTGCAGAGCTTGCTTGGCTCAGCCAATATCAAGCCCAACCAGACAAATGACAACGCGCTGGCCGAGGCAAACACCTTTGGCACGCTGATTGAAAAATGGGAGAGGACAGATCCGATCCCGGAGCCTGACCCGGCGTGGAAGGACGTGGACGGTATAGGACACTACTTCCGGGTTTGGGTGCTTGGCACCTTGTGCGAACTGTTTAAGCTGAAGAACCCTTATAAAGAGGAATATGACGCTGAAATGGAACGGTATACCGCGCACAAACCTGAATATTACATGAACGACGATGGGCCTGATGAGGCCGCCGAAGCTGCAAAGTGAGGTGGTAGGTCATGGCTCAGAAAAGAACTGCAGAAGAAGTTGCAAATGACAAGGCTGCGCAAATCATGAACGCGGTGGCTAAGTGGTGCTCTTTTTACAGGGCTAACCCGCATCGATTCTGCAAGGACTATTTAAACTTAGAGTTACATCCGTTCCAGGTCGTCTTGCTTTTTATGATGAATCTGGCGACAAATTTCTGCTTCATTGGAAGTCGTGGTCGATTTAGGCCCACAGGCGGAGAGATCTGCTTGATCGCATCGGGCAAAATCGGTAAAGGCTGATAATGCTGATACCGAGATAACTGTACCTTTAATAAAGTGCAGTATTGTAACGCATAGGCAGTGAACCTATCATAGATAGAATATAATCTGCCCACGAGTGTCCGACATCCTACATGGATGAAAATGTATGCTGACCTTATGGGAAACCATAAGAACTGCCGGATAAAAAGCCGGTAGGATAACAATGTGCTAGGAAAGACTTTCCTGACAGCAGTATTCATCGTTTATAAGGCGATTCTTTATCCGCACAGCAAAATAGTGGTTTGCGCAAAGGTTCGAAGTCAAGGTGCGCAGGTTCTTGAAAAGATAACAAAGGAACTTATGCCGATGTCACCATTGTTGCGCAGTGAGATAAAAGATGTTGTCATTAACCAGAGTAAGGCGGAAATCACGTTTCGCAACGGTAGCTTCATTGAAGTTGTTACGGCTAGTGACACTTCCCGCGGACATCGTGCTACGATTCTGGTTTGCGACGAGTTCCGTATGATCGACAAGGATGTCATTGATCTGGTCCTGCGTCGTTTCCTGACGGTTGCACGCCAGCCTGGTTATTTACGGAAGAAGCAGTACAAACATTTGCTGGAGCGACCTATTGAAATGTACTTGAGTTCAGCATGGTTTCAATCGCATTGGTCGTGGCAGCTGTGCCAGGACTATTTCTATAATATGTACGCCACAGATAAAAAATATTTCTGCTTCCGGTTCCCGTATCAGATGCCTGTAAAAGAGGGTATGTTGTCACTGGAGCAGGTTGAGGATGAGATGTCCGAATCTTCGTTCAGCGACATTAAGTTCCGTATGGAGATGGAAGCCATGTTTATCGGCGTGACCGATGGCGGGCTGTTCAGCTTTGAAGATATCAATAAAGTACGCAATCTGAAGCAGGCATTTTATGCGCCGGGCACTATTTTGGCAGGCAGATCCATTGAACCGCCCAAGAAGAAGCCTGGGGAGAAGCGTATTTTGACGGTCGATATTGCCCTGATGAGTTCTAAGCATAGCGACAACGATGCAACGAGTATTTTCTTGAACAATATGATTCCGAACAACAGTGGACGATATACCAGCAACATGGTATATACGGAAAACTGTGAAGGTATCATCACGCAGGACCTAGTGCTGAAACTGCGCCGCTATTTTAAATGGTTTGACTGCGACTACATCGGTATTGACGCCAAGGGCCTTGGTGCCCCGATCATGGATCTGTTGATGCATGAGTGTTATGACCCGGAGAGCGGAGAGATATTCCCGCCGCTGAACTGCTGCAATAACACTGATTTCCAGGACAGATGCCCGGACAAAACTGCACCCAAGGTGATTTGGGCTATTATGGGCAGCGCACAGTTCAACAATGATGTGACGATTGCACTGCGAAGCGGTATTCAGCAGGGGCGTATCCGATTCCTTGATTCCGAGTACGATTGCGAGGAGCTGCTGCGTGCGCAGTTCAAGGGCTATGACAAGATGACGCCAACAGAGCGTACCGCTTTACAGCTACCGTTTATCAATACAGGGCTGATGGTCAACGAGCTGGTCAACCTTGATTATGAGGCGACAAACAACCTGATCCGTGTACATGAAAAACCCGGCGCACGCAAGGACCGTTACAGCTCGGTTAGTTATAACTACTACATAGCAATGCAGGTTGAGCGCAGCATGGCAAAGAATTACGCTAAGACAAAGAAAATTGAAATAAACTTTAGGGCACCTGCCAGAAGGAGGGGTACATTTGACTATTGATTCAACGCAGAAAAAAGTGGCCGTGATGACCCCGGATGGCAAGCGCGACTATGTATCTATGACGGAGTTTATGGACAAGCTCCGCTATGCAAATATTTCACAAATCAAAGTCCGAGACCTTGAAAATAACAAGGACTATGCACCTACATACCGTAAGTACACAAAATCACAGATTGTGACCTATCTTGGTAACCCGGCGAACTATGAGACGCAGCTACGCCAGATGAGCCAGTACCTTTATAATATATCGAACTATTACCGCAGACTGATCCAGTATTTTGCGAGTATGTCTACGTTCAGTTATATTGTTGTGCCGTATGGCATTGACAGGACTAAGAGCGTGAACCTGAACAAGTTCAAGAAGGGGTACTATGCAGTCATCAATGAGCTGGAGAAAATGAATATCCGGCACGAGTTTACGCGAGCGCTGACGGTGGCATTTCGTGATGATGTGTACTACGGTTATGCGTGGGAAACGAATGACAGCTATACATTCCAGCAGCTGGATCCGGACTATTGCAAGATTTCCAGCATTGAGGACGGCGTGTATAATTTTGCCTTTAACTTTAGTTATTTTGATGCGAACAGTGAACGGCTGCCGAATTTTCCGCCGGAATTCACGACGATGTACAATGCATACGTAAAAGATTCCAGCTTGAAATGGCAGGAATTGAGCAGTGACAACACCGTTTGTATCAAAATTAACGAGCAGACGCATATTCCAATCCCGCCGTTTGTGAGCCTGTTCAGCGCACTGGCAGATATTGAGGACTACCGCGCTATCAGCAAAAATGCAAGCGAGGTCAACAATTACAAGGCTCTGGCTTTGGAGATACCGACCGGAGACGATGGCACATTCCTGATCGATTATGATTTGTGCAGGGACTTCTACGACATGCTGTGTAATGTTCTGCCGGAAAACATTGGTGCGTTTATGTCACCCATGAAGGTTTCCAGCTGGAATTTTGAAAAGAGCGGCGCTGTGAGTGGCAGCGATGATGTAGAAAAGGCTGAGGCGTCCATGTGGACACAGGCCGGTGTCAACAGTATTTTGTTTGGCGGCGGTGATAAAGACTCGGCTACATCGGTCAAATGGTCAACTATCAACGACCAGATGATCGTATTTACGGTGATGCGCCAAATTGAGCGCTGGATCAACCGCAAATTAAAGAGTGTTTCGACGGCATATAAGTTCAAAGTGAATATTTTGGATGTTACATATTTTAACCGGCAGGAGATGCATGACCAGTTCGTGAAGGACGGTCAGTATGGCTTACCGGTGCGCAGTGCTATTATGGCCACCAATGGTTACAGCCCCAGTGATATGGAAAACATGCTGTACCTTGAGAACGAAATGCTTGGCCTTGATAAGCTGGAAATTCCGCTTAAAAGCTCTAACACGCAGGGCAAAGACTCTGATGATGAGGGTGGCAGACCCACAAATGCCAGCAAGGGCAAAGACCTGAGCGATGCAGGCGAGGTTACGGCTGAGCATGACAGCAATGCAAATTCTGCGGGGTGATGATATATGAAAGAGGTAAAGATACGTGGGCGTGAACTGGCGGTTCATCTGAGCTTGAGCAGAGCTGTGCTGCTGCGAAAGGAAAAAGATTGCAGCGGGCATACCGTGTATGTGTATGCTTTATCTGACGAGGAAATTGCCGCGCTGAAGGAATATGTAAAAGAAAAGCAAAAACGAAACTACTACTGATTGCCTGTGCTTGTCGCGGGCATCTTTTTGATTTGCGGGGTGTGCGATATGGGAAATCTACTGAATCGCCTGCCTGTCACCTTTGAGAAAACAGGAGAAGTCAACGGTAAAGATACGCGATTTATCAATGTAACGATTGATGTTTTGCACACCGGCGACAACCTGAATGGTTCCACTTTCTCAAAAGAGGTGGTGGACACGGCACTGGAAAGCATTAAAAACACGCCGATTCTTGGATATATTGAGGAAAGCAAGGCAGGCGACCTTGATTTTAAGGGGCACGAGCACGAGCTGAAAATTGACGAGGACGGCATTCAATATGTGTACTCCGGCAGCGCCTATGGCGTGATTCCGGAGAGTTGTAATGCCCGGTGGGTGAGCCGGGATGACGGAACAGGAACGATGCGTGATTATCTGCGTGTAGATGGTCTGCTGTGGACCAAGTTCGATGATTCCTGTGAGATCTTTGAGCGTGATGGCGTAAAGGCGCAGAGCATGGAGATTACGGCGCTGGAGGGAGATGTAGATGACCGCGGCTATTATGTCGTGAAAAATTTTGCATTTGATGGTTGCTGCATTCTGTCTACGACTGATCCACGCATTAAACCGGCGATGGTCGGCAGCGATGTAGTGGCAAATTTCAGCGCTGCTACGCTGGCAAGCCAGATCAAAGAAAAGCTGGACGAATACACAGCACTACAAGGTTCTCAATCCTCCAAGGAGGCTGAGATAGATAACTTTGCGAAAGGAGAAGGTGTTTTGGAGAAGAAAAATGAGATTCTTGCATCCTACGGCATCGATGCTTCTACGCTGGATTTCTCTTTGGAGGAAATTACCATTGAGGAGCTGGAAGAGAAGTGCAAGGAGATGTCTGCGGCTGCAGCAGAACCGAAAAACGAGCCTGAAGCCGCGCCTGCACAGGAACCTGCGGAACAGTTTACCCTGACGGACAACCAGCGCATGCAGGAAATTAGCGACGCTGTTTCCGGCGAGAAGTACATTGACCGCTGGGGCGATGAGTGCAGACGCTACTGGCTGCAGGACGTGCAGGAGAATCGTGCGATCGTGATTGATACGCAGGACTGGAAGACTTATGCGCTGCCGTTTGCCATGGAAGGCGACAATGTCAAGGTTGACTTTGAAGGCAAAAAGCGCGTGAAGGTCGTGTACGTGGACTGGGAGGATGGCACTGCCGAGCCTGAGCTGCCTATCCTGTATGAGGCACTGTGCGAAAAGATCGATGCCGCAAAGGGAGAGGCCAAAAAGAGCGCAGATCAGTATACCGAAATCAAGACACAGTACGACGAGATGCAGCCCAAGTATGATGCTTATGTTGCTGCTGAGGCCAAGGCTAAGAAGGCTGAGGAGAACGAGAAGCGCGAAAAGCTGTTTGCCATTATGGACAAGCAGCTGGACGGTGTCGATGAGTACGCCGAGCTGAAGAAGAATGAGGATATGGAGTTTACTGCCCTGCAGGATGAATGCTACAAGCTGCTGGGTAAGAAGGCTACTGCCGAGTTCAGTTATGTTGCACCCAAAGAGAAAAAGGGTGAGATCGAAAAAGCACGCTTTGGCGTGAGCGGGGTCCAGATGCAGTCCGTCTCGGACAAATACGGTGACCTGTTTGAACGCTACAAATAATACGATAAACGGAGGAATTTAACTATGGCTAATGAAAAGCATGCTGTTGTGCGTCTGGATCTTATGTCCGGCACTACTGATGGCTCTCTGCTGAAGAGTGTCAAGGTTTACAAGAATGACAACCCTGTTGCGATCGACAATGCGCAGCTGGTTGTTCTGGGCGAGCGCGAGGGTCGTGAGGTCTATAAGGCAACTGCCCCCACTGCTGAGTCCAAGCCGAAGGATCTGGTCCTGATTGCCAGCGAGGAGCTGTTCTATGATGAGACCCGCACCCACTATCTGACTGAGTGGGTCAATGAGGCTGGCAAGCCCTGCCGCGGCTATGTGCTGCACAACGGCGACGATTTCAGCGCTACTGCTGAGGCTTTCGACAAGGCTCCTGAGAAGGGCAAGTTTGTTGGCTTCGCCGCTGATTCTACCAAGATTGCCGTTCAGGAGGCTGCTGACGACAAGACCTTTGGTAAGATCGAGAGCGTCGAGAAGACTGGCTGGGGCAACGGTGCCTACGAGTATTTCGAGATCCGTGTTTCTTTCTAATCACGGGTTAGGAATAACTAATACATGACATTTACGCGCCGTCCATTTTGTTTGGGCGGCGCTTTCCATTTAGGAGGGTTTTACTATGGAGATTGATAACAAGCTCATCAACCTTGCAGTCGATAGCTATTTTGGCCGACTGGGCAAGGAATACAGCGTTGCTGACAGCCAGGAAGTTCTGCGCAAGGCTCTGCTGGAGGCCAACAACGGCAAGTCCACCATCGACCTGAAGGCAATTCGCGATGGCAAGTGCAGCAACCTGTTCAGCATCATCGAGGTCGTCGTTGAGAAGGTCAGCGAGGAGGGCCTGAAGGGCGACGAGTTCTTCACCAAGTTTATTGAGGATCGCAATCTGGCACTGGGCGACAGCAATATCTTCCACACGAAGAAGGATTGCCTGCTGACCGTTGCTGACGTTGCCGAGGGTACGCAGGGCATTCGCCGTCAGCGCCTTGAGAGTGGTTCTGATGTCATGATCGCCACCCAGCTGCAGGCTATCAAGGTTTTCGAGGAAATCAACCGCGTACTGGCTGGCCGTGTTGACTTCAATGACCTGATCCGTCTGTGCTCTCAGAGCTTTACCCGCCATGACCTGGACGGTGCTTATGCCGCTTTCGGCAGCATGGTTACTGGCCTGCAGGCCCCGTACATGCAGACCGGCACGATGGATGCTGACAAGCTGCTGGATCTGGTCGAGCATGTTGAGGCTTCTACCGGTGAGTCCGCTATGATTATCGGCACCAAGAAGGCGCTGCGCAAGATCCCTGACATTGATGGTTCTGATAGCCGCAAGGAGAGCCTGTATGCTATGGGCTATGCTGGCAAGCTGGCTGGCACCCCGCTGATTTCTATGAAGCAGCGTCACGAGATCGGCTCTACCAAGTTCATCCTGCCTGACGACACCCTGTATGTTGTTGCTGGCGACACCAAGCCCATCAAGCGTGTTACTGAGGGCAGCGTTACCATGCTGCAGGGCGATCCGATGAAGAATGCCGACCTGAGCCAGGAGTTCCTGCTGATGAAGCGCACCGGCATTGGCATTATCATGGATCGTGACTTTGGCGCTTATAAGTTCTCTTGATAGATAGAGGATCTGATATAAACCGGCTGGGTAACTGGCCGGAATTTTTAATGTGAATGTTTGGAGGTATTGTTTTGGCAGTTAAAAAGATTACGAATAGCACTATGGTCGAATGCAAAAACGGCGTACATGGTCCCCTGATTTATATTTCCAGCCGCACGGCAGGATATATGATCGAGTGGGAGGAATTTGGCGAGGTTCAGGAGATCGAGTACGGTGAGCTGGTTGCCATGCGTGGTTCACAGCCTCGTTTCTTCCGCGACAACTGGATCCTGATCGAGGATGCAGAGGTCCTGAAGGCGCTGGGTGTCGCACAGCATTACCGCAATGCCCTCACGACAGAAAACTTTGATGATGTGTTCAGCTGGGATGCTGCAAAAATCCGCAGTGACGTGGCAAAAATGAGCGACGGCATGAAAGATTCTATCCGCATGAGAGCAAAAGAACTTATCAAGGCGGACAAGATTGACAGCCGCAATGTCATCAAGGCGCTGAACGAGGTTTTGAACTGCGACCTTGAGGAAGAGGTGCAGCTCGACACCAAAAAGCCCGCCAAGAAAACCGTGGAAGTGACGACCATCAAGTAACGGAGGTGTGACCTATGGGCACCAAATACGAGGAAATTTTTGAGCGTTATCGTGCCCGGGTTCGCAACTACGAATTCTTGGACTTTGACGCAATCACACGGTTGGAATACCAGAAAGATTTGCTGACGCTGGCGATTGGCGATTTTGAGGAAATTTGCAAGCAGGACTTAACGGATAGGGAAGACGATATCCTGGCGTTTAATATCACGCTGACAAATCGCGAGAAAGATATTTTGGCGCTGGGAATGGTACTTCATTTCGTGGAGCCGTTTGTGTACAACACGGATGCTTTGCAGAATGCTTTGAATACCAAGGATTTTAGCTTATACAGCCCGGCGAACCTGCTGGAGAAAATGACAGATTTGATGACTACGACAGAGCACCGCCTGCGCGGCGAGATCAACCTGTATTCCTTTAGAAACGGTGAGATTGCCGGACTGACACAGTGAGGTGGTACACATGAACTATGACATGTATGCCGCCATGTTGGGCAGACCCGGTACGAGCCGCCGCGATCGTATTATTCAAAAATCAAAGCACGACACGCTCAAAATGGGGCCAGACTCGCCAGCATACAAAGAGGTAGAGATCGACGGAATCAAGCACCATATGGAGATTATCTCCAGCACGGTAACGAATCAGAAGGTCATTAGGACCATGCCGGGTGATGATTTTGAGATCGGGCACATTATGCTGTGGAGTAAGAGCCATTGGCTGATTACGGAGCGCGATGCTGATGATGAGATTACGGTGCGCGGCAAGATTGAGCTGTGTAACCGCAGTATTCAGTGGCAGGATGATGAGACCGGCGAGATCGTGACCCGCTGGGCCGTTGTGGATAAGCCGTATTTCTCGAACTTGTCAGAGAATAAGCTGATGACACTTTCCAGCCGTGAGTTCCAGGTAAAGATCCCCTACGATGAGGAGTCTGCGCTTTTGGACGTAGATAAGCGGCTTATGCTGGAAGAAATCAACGGTCAGCCAAAGACATACCGTATTACCTGTGTTGATGGTATGACAGAACGCTATGACCGCGACAACCAGCAGACTGGTTTCTTGGTGCTGAACCTTGAACAAGACCAGTACAACCCAGACACAGATGATGGCGACAAGATGCTTTGTAACTATGATGAGCCGAAAAAAGTACCGGACACGGGCGATGTGGCTATCAAATACACAGGTGATGCAAAAGTTCGCATTTGTGGGCGCGGTAAGGTGTTCCACGCGACACGCGACGGAAAGCCTTATGCCGGATGTGTTTGGACCATTCAGCCCGACGAGAGCATGTTGAATGAAAAAGTATATTTTGCCAATTCGACGATGTGGAACCGCGTGGATGGAGATAGCTGCCGTGTTTCGGCTGTTAATGATAAGACTTTGAATGGGCACACGGTTACACTTACGGTGCAAGCACCTGACGGAAACAGCCAGGACAGCGTGGTAATAAAGGTGGTGGATGCATGAATTTGAACGAACTTGGTGCGTACAAGCACAAGGTTGCGTCGATTTTTGCAAACGACCCCGATATTATCGATATATTGCTGGGGCCTGTTGACGACGACGCGGATACTGACGAAATGCTGTTGGGAGACGACCCGAACTCGTGCGGCCATATTTACGAGTACGAGTATGTTGACGACACGAATGAAACGACTGATACATACCTGTGCATGGAAACTGTGATGGCAAAAGCCCCCACGACGACTGCATACCGGGTGTATCTGTACATTTTTGCGTATTGCCACAAAAAAATCATGCAGAACTATAAAAAAGAAGGCTGCGTAGGAACAAGGGTGGATATTCTTGCGGCGGATGTAGATAAGCTGTTGAACGGCAACAAAGATTTTGGCATTGGTAAGCTGAATCTTATCAGTGACGATGTCTATAAGCCTAACAACAAATACTACGGACGCTGCATTTGCTACGAGGCAGTCGATTTTAACCGAAAGATGGGTGCGAAATGAAAGTGCCTTACTTTGAACTGCTGAATCCTATTGGATTCCAGGTCGATACGATTGGGCGCATACATTCGCCATGTCTGAAGGAAATCTGCATGAAGGGGTACAACACATACCAATACGCATTGTCGCTGTTATTGATGACGCCAAAGGACTTTATAGACAGATTGAAGCTGATGCTCAAACACGGCGGGCAGGAGATGCCGGAATTTGCGCCGGAGGAAATTGAGCAGCTTGACATTTTTACATTGCTAACAATGGATGAAGGCTCCAGAGCTGATGTGATTTCAGCGCTGGGCTTTTTTATTTCTGAGCCGATTGAGTATGAACCGACCCACAAGTGCTTTTTGGTAAACCCAGCAAAGGACGAGGCCGGAGCATTCACAGTGGATGGGATCATCAAGGCACAGAATTGGACGCTGTTATGCGATGTATGTCTGCAATGTGCCTATATTGACCCGCCGAAGGATAAGAAGGAACACAAGTACAAGGACGAGCGAACACGCAAAAAGTTCGAGGAGTTCTACCGCAAAAAGGCGGAGTACGAGAAGAACAAGCACGGCGGCAAAAAGGCCGACCCGGACTACGAGCTTGCGAACATTATCTCGGCACTGGCGACGTATCACGACAGTTTGAATATGGCCAACATCTGGGATTTGACGGTGTACCAGGTGCATGACACTTTTAACCGTCAACGAATCAAACAAGTCAACGACATTTCTGATTTTAACTACAGCGTGTGGGGTGGGAAAGACCACCAGATAGACAGCTGGTTTAAGAAGATGTCGTGATGGATAAAGACAAACAAATTAAACAGGAGGCTACTACTATGGCTATGAATCCTAATATGGCTAACCGTGAGGTCATGAACCTCGTTCTGCTGGACTACAAGACCAAGGTTCCTTACATGAAGATCGACTTCGCCAACGTTTCTACCACCAACTTCTCTGCAAACCGTGTGTATGCTAAGGGTGGCTGGGGTGCCCCGAACCGCGTTGGTTTTGATGGCGAGCGTACCGGCACGCTGCAGATCGATACCCAGATCATGCCCGCCAAGCTGTTTGCTCTGCTGTCCGGTAAGGACATTGCCAAGACTGCTACCGTGCTGAAGCGCGAGGAGCTGACTGGTACTGCCGATGGCATTACGCTGTCCGAGACCCCCAAGACCGGCACTGTTCAGGTCTTTGCTGCCGGTGACGACTGCGGCACCCCGATCTCCGATACCAATGTTGCCGAGAAGAAGGTTACTGCTACCGGCATTACCGAGAACAAGAACTATGTTGTTTACTACTACCTGGAGAAGGCCAAGGGCGTGCAGAGCATCAAGTTCGACGCTGACACCTTCCCGAAGGCTTTTGAGATCCGCGGCGAGATGCCCTTCAAGACCGAGGACGAGGAAGATGTTATGTGCGATCTGACCTATTACAAGGCACAGCCGCAGGCCACCTTCAACCTGGCGTTCCAGAACACTGGCGATCCGACCACTGTGTCCATCACCTTTGACTGCTATGCCAACCAGGATGGCGACATCTACGAGATGACCTTTGAGGACGGCACCGGCGAGGAGTAATTCCTTGACCGATTAAGAAAACCCAATAAGCAGGGGAGCTGAAAGGCTCCCTTGTTTATTTTTAGATTTGGAGATGAGAAGAATGGACGAAGTAAAGTTTGTTGAGGCCGCGGCGACTGAGACTGCTGCTGTGGCAGTACCCAAACGCAAAAGCAAGAAGGCTAAGATTGAGCCTGTTGCCGTCGATAGTTTTGATGCTGAACCGGTCAACGCCCCGGTTGTGAGACTGCCCGAAATGAAGTGTGGTGTAGTCGTGTACCACAACGAGCATACCGGAGCGCTTGGTTTTGAGTATGAAGGCAGAGGCTATCAGATCCCCGATGAGGGACTGAACTACAATGTCGGTGATCCTATCGACTTCATGATCGTTGACGGGAAGGTCATTCTCGGTGTGGTCTAAGTATCATGTGTCTGCCCGGGAGGACCGAACTTACGATGGTATCGTGTTTGACTCTAAGGCGGAGATGGAATATTACCGGGAAGTTGTGTTGCCGCTGGCTGCGGCGGGGGAGATAGTGCAGTATGAGCTGCAAAAGTCGTTTGTGCTGCAGCCAGGGTTCCGGCACGATGGAAAAGCTGTGCGGGCAATTACTTATGTGTGCGATTTCTACCTTATTTATAAAGACGGGCACAGCGAGGTGATTGATGTGAAGGGCATGGCAACACCGGAGGCCAAATTGAAGCGCAAGATGTTTTTGTATAAGTACCCGGATGAGAATTTGCTCTGGGTCAAGAAAAGCGGAAAGCACTGGAAAGAGTGCTGATTGAAGGGAGTTTGTTATATGGAAATCAAGAAGAATATCACCGTGCAGGAGCGCGTGGACTTTGTGAATTTTGTTGTGGCCAGCTGTGAGGTGGAGAACCGCCATGTTCCGGCACTGTTTGATTATGCATGGCGTGCTGGCGTTGTAAAGTATTTTGCACCGGAGGCATGGGAAAAGCTGGGTGACCAGGATGACATTTGTGATTTTGTGTACAGCCGTGACGGCATTGAAATTGTAGAGCACCCAGATATTGCCGAGGTCACCGCTGGCCTGTATGAGGCGTGCCAGGAGGAGATCAAGAACCGCCGTGAGGAGTTTATGGAAGTTTACCGCAATGTGGCACACCCTGACCCGCTGGACCGTGTGGCTGAGGCGTTTGAGGAAATCGCCAGCGGCATCAAGAGCTTGAGCGACCCGGATATGCTGGTGGAGATTGCTAAGAAGGCGGGGCTGACCGGGAAAGAACCGGAGCGAACTGGTGACTGGAAGCCCAAAACAGATGATGAGACTGCGGATAAAATCAATCGTTCGCAGCGTAAACCTGTGGTTCTGGATGTAGTGAAGAAGGAGTGATTACGGGTGGCGAAAACCGTAAATTCGATTGCAGCATTACAGAAAGAAATGCAGAGGCGTATCAATATTGCACTAGAAGGTGAGGCCAAACAGGTTGTTGAGGACACCATGAAAAAGCATGTGCAAGATGATGTGCTTGGTGCTTATGAACCGGTAATGTATGAACGGCGCGGCAGCGGCGGTATTGACGATGAGACTAACATCAAAAGTACCGTGCGTGACCATGTTTTGACTGTTAAGGATGTTGCACCGCTGGAAGGACCGCGTGTGCCTGGGTATACAGCCAGCCGAGCCAGCCAGACTGAATTTGCAAAATTGTTGGAAGGATATGGCAAGGGCATTGCTGACCCGTGGGGATCCCGCTATACAAATTGGCGTAAGCCACGGCCGTTTGTTACAAATGCGAAAGAAGAAGTGGCACGGTCAAATAGCCGAGCAAATGCAAAAATAAAAAAAGCTATAAAGAAACAGTTTCCTGAATGATTTGTTTGGGCAGAGGCTTCGGCCTTTGTCTTGAGCGGTTAGCTATAAATAACTGTTGAAGAGAAAGGCCGAGGGCCATAGGAGGTATAGTATGGCAGAAGATTTAAGTATTAAGGTAAAGGTTGAACCGGATGTAAGCGATCTATCAAATAAGTTAAAGACCGCTGGAAATGGAGTTGCACCTATCCCTGTTAAGATTTCTTTAGCAAACATTGGAGACATTAAGAATAAGATTGCGACACTTGGCACAACTGTTGATGTTGGTGTAAATGTCAAATTAAATAATACTGTAGACCTCAATTCTATTGCATCGAACTTAGATGGCAAGGATATTGAGCTTTCGTCAAAATTGAAGCTTGATGCATCAGATATTCAGAAAGAGCTTAACAGGATTGGGAAGACACTTAAACTGAATTTAAAGGTCAATGATGACAGCGGTCTAATTGACAAACTTGAAAAATCCTCGAATGCGGTACGTGAGTCTGCAAACAAAATCCAGCAGGCTATGAATATCAAGTTGAAAGATGGATTTAAGGTTACGGAAAAAACTGTCACATCTTTGAGTTCTGGGCTTGAGAAAATCAGACTGAACATTGGGAAGATTAAGGATACCAGTGCAAAGAACCGGCTGCAGAAAGATTACGACTCCCTAAAATCGAATTTCAATACCATGCTTACCGGACGAGAGATTTCCGTTTTGGATTTTTCCGGTATTCAGAGCGGTCTTACGCGCCTGACGGAGCAGTGTGGAGATGTGCTTTCGGCTGAGAAAACGGTTTCGGATGAAGCTATTACGATGAAGAAGTCACTGGAGAATGCTCTATCCGGCATCAAAGACAAGTTTAGCCAGACGGATTACAAGGGTCTTGGCGGAGACGAAGCTATTAAAGCCATCAAACAGAAGTTCAATCAGCAAATTACTGCGGCTAATACTGCGATAGGCGAATATAATAACGATCCTACCGCGACAAAATATGAAGCAGCGAACAAAGCACTGCAAGCACTTGTATCTACGCAGAATGAGCTGAACAGCACAATTAACACAACTGTTGGCGAGAGCGATAAACTGCTGAAACGGTTTGAGGCTGTTGATAATACAGCAACAAGCATACAGACACGGTTTGCTGGGGTCGATTTCGGACGGTTCGCAGATGTGACATCCGTCAAAACGGCCAGTGAAGATTATACCAAAAAACTTGAAGCCGTTGATGCTGCGCGGACGGCGTTGAATAAGAATTTCTCATCAGAAAATGTTGATGCGTATGATGCGGCTGTAAAAGCACTCGGCGATAGCCTGAACGACCTTGTACAAAAGCTGACGAAGGCGAGGTCTGCACTATCTGGGTTTGATAATATTGAGCGCCGGTATAATACGGCCATGAAGAAGAATACCACAGCACAAAATGCTGGGTATGCAAGCCTTATGAACCCGGAGTCTTTGACAAATTTGGAGTCTGCTTGGGCAGCAGCGAAGAAGGCACGTGAAGCTTTTGAAGCTGATATGTCTACGTCTAATCTTAAAGCGTATGACGATGCGATGTATGAGCTGGATCAGAGCTTGCAGGCATTTTCGAGCAATGTAAATAAAGCCAAAGGGAGTTCTGACAAAGCATTTGATGCGTTGCCTGGCAAGATTACAGCACTCGGCAAGCAGATGCAAACATTGCAAGAAAGCACCCCTGAGACTGATGAAGTCAAGGCTGTTTTGGCGATGTATGAAGCTGTATACAAGCGACTCGTGCAAATAAACGATGTTTCAAAAAATACTGGCGTGCGCAATTATGAAGAATTAAATAGTGCATTTAAAGATTTTGAGTATGTAGGCACGAATGTTAATAGCACAATTAGTAGCTTGGACGATTTGATGAAAGTGCTAAGCGCTAATGCAAGAAGTGCAACACATTCTGTCAGAGAATTTAATGCGGAAGCAAAAAAGACTCGTAACACCAACACATACGAAAAGAGTATGCAGAATACGATGTACACTGCGCAGCGGTACTTCAACAACAATAGCAAGATCTCTACGAATACTGAGGCGTATACTCGGTTTGTTGACTTCTTCAACACTTACGATGAGAAGATCAAGAGTAAGATGTTTACGCAGGAAAATTCCAACCAGATGTCTAAGGATTGGTCTGAACTAAAGAAGTATATTCAAGATGCCGGGTTAGAGACGGACAAGCTGAGCGTCAAGCTCAAGAAGCTGTTTGAGGTCAACATCAAAAGCCAGCTGGCGAATCAGGTGATCAATGCGTTCCAGCAGGGACTGCGTCAGGTGTATCAGAATGTTGTGGACATTGACAGTGCTATGACCGAGCTGAAGAAGGTTACGGATGAGACGAGCGGAGCGTACAGTAAGTTCCTGAGTGAGGCCGGAGATAGAGCAAAGAATCTGGGTGTTAGCATTAGCGATGTTGTAAATGCTACAGCTGATTTTGCCAGACTGGGGTATAACCTAGAAGATGCAACGCAGATTTCCGATTCTGCTGTCATGTTCAAGAAGGTAGGCGACGGTGTACAGAGCATGGATGATGCAACATCTGACATTATCTCTGCAATGAAAGCATTCAACATTGAAGCTGACAAATCCTTAACGATCACAGATCGCTACAATGAAGTGGGTAATAGCTTTAGTATAACTTCCGCAGGGGTGGCGGAGGCATTGAAGCGTTCGGCCTCGTCTTTGCATACTGCTGGCAACGACATTGATCAATCGATCGGTATGATTGTTGCAGCTAATGATGTTGTCCAGGATCCCGACTCCGTAGGCGCTGGGCTGCGTGTGATTGCGCTTAGAATTCGTGGTGCCACGTCTGAGCTTGAATCTATGGGTGAGGAAACTGACACTGTGGTTAAGAGCACAGCCAAATTGCAGGCTGAAATCAAGGCCATATCTGGTGTGAATATTTTGGAAAGTGACAATGCCACGTTCAAATCTACATATCAGATCATGGACGAACTATCTGCTAAATGGTCACAGTTATCTGACATTCAAAAAGCCACTCTGACGGACAAAATCGCTGGCAAAAACCGCGCCAATATTTTCTCTAGTATGATGGAGAACTGGGAAGACGCCAAAAAGGCAATGGAAACTTCTAAAAATAGTGCAGGCAGTGCAACCAAGGAGTTAGACACCTACCTCTCCAGTATCGAAGGCAAGCTGTCCAGATTCCAAGCCACCTTCCAGTCCTTCTCGTCTGATGTGCTTGATAGTGGAGTTGTTAAAGGTTTTATTGATATGGGAACGGCCGCGCTTAATTTCGCGGACGGATTAGTTAAAGCGGGAGATGCGATGCCGACGATTGCCACGGCGTTGTCTTTGGTTGCATCTATGACAAATACCAAGGCCGGTGTAAATATGCCCACTTACGCAACGGGAATAGCTGCGTAGGATGCAACCTTGGTGTACAAATACCCAAATTGCTGGGAAAGGCTAAGAGCCGTGTGACCAAAACAGGGGAGTAATCCATTGTGACGGTGCCGAAAGGCTGAAACGACAACACGGATGCGATATGCTGAGAGAAAAGCTGTAGTCGCGTAAGTTGACATACAAAAGAATAACCGTAGGGCGGCACCTACGACGAAAAAACTACCCGCTGTCATAATGACGGCGGGCTTTAATATTTTATGTCAGCTTATGTGACGGCAGTGCTAAGTCGCGCAAACAATGCTTAATCAGCAGCCGGAGACCCGTGCCGGAGAAATCCTGCACAGATGGAGGGTGTGACCTCTGGGTTTCTGGTTCATCGACTGTATGGGTAGCCCTATTCTACGGCTTAGGCCGGATGGGAGGAAAGACAGTCAGAACATCGTGGGAAAGCCACGAGAAGGTTATAAAAATTTTAATAGGTAGATTGTAAGGAAAGTATTGTTAAGAGGAGGTTGATGTGGTATGATTAAAAAAATAAAAGAAGAATTTTGGCTTTGGTATAACCATTTTTGGATTGAAAAACATAAGCAGGAACTCTTTGAGCAGTATGACGGCCATTCTGTTGCAGTGTCTCGTGGTAAGGTCGTTGCTGTCGCTGACGACATGAGAAAGTTGCCAAATTATACTGGAGACGGTACTCTTTGCTACGACGTGCCGCTTAACCTTGATAAATTGGCGGAAAAGTACGGGTTTAAACAGGGACCAGTGAAATGAACAATTTTACAGTATCGTGCAATCCTGACACACACGCGCCATATGTACAGGTAAAAGTGTCTGCTAATGATAGGGAGTATGTAGGTTGGGGTTTGATAGATACAGGGTGTGCCAAATCAGCTATGACCGTTGACGTAAAAGAATATCTCGGCCTTGCAGATTCAGAAGATACACATGCGGCACACACTGCTGGTGGTACTGTAAATGTCCCGTATTATTTTGTTGATATAACTTTAGAAAACAATGTCAAGGTGGAAAATGTTATGATTGACTTGTTTGCAAGCTACAAAAATGGCCCAAAATTTCTTATCGGAATGGATATTATATCTAAAGGAAATTTGGCAATAACAAATTATAACGGTGATATGATTATATCATTTGAAATTCCATCACGTGGAACGATTGATTTCCAGAAAATGTGAACACGAAAAATACAAGACCGCGCCGATATGGAGCGGCCTTTTGTTGTTTGTAGGGGGTTCAGATGAATACGAACAGCCTGTTACACACCTTGCATTGCCATACAGCACGTATACGCTTCTCTACAGGATAATGCATATAAGTCAGCATTTTGGTGTTGCACACGGAGCAGTTCTTGAATTCGGTTCGCGTTATTGCACCGGGGAAGTACGAGTTAAATGGACGCGGCGGATGGTCTTTCCATGAGAATCCGACATCTAAGATATCGTGGTAATGGATTCCGGCGTAGTGCTGTTCTTGATGAGACATAAGACCACCTCACAAATCTTACCACTCATAGCCGCAGCTATTACACTTGAACTGATGCTTGACCTTCTGGGAGAAGATCCCAAATAGGCCAACAGATGCCGCTTTGGACAGCCCCAAAATTTTCTTGGCATTTGTAGACCCACGTGGGCACTTACTTTTCAAACGGAGAGACACCTAATTCTTCAATTTCTTCATCCGTTGGTTCCGGTTCATTAGGACATATACGACTAAAGAAATTATAAGTCCCCCATGGCTGACCTTCTTCTTCGTCTATATATCGAACTATTTCTGTTTCAAGTATTTTTATGTCAGAATTTTGTTCCTGAGCAACATTTATGAGTGGAAGATTTATTGCTTGCTGTATACAAAGCATCCTGCTTTTTTTGCCAAATGAAAAGAAGTATACAAAACCACAGTCTTGCTGTACAAAATAAGAATTCGTAATGTCTAACTTCCCAAGTTCCGCTTCGTTTGTTTTTATAAACATTCTCGCAACGGGATTGTCATATAAGTATGAGGCAGGGTAGCGATACCAGCGACATTTACTGCGATGCGTATATACGACAATGCTTGTCAAAAAATGAGCAGCTTGGTCAAAAAACATATTAAAGCAACCTTTCTAAGTCATGCTGGATTTTTGTTAAATCTCTGATACAGTTTTCAACCGTGTAATCGCTATTAGTAGGGTTTGTATAGAACAGTGCCCAGTTTTTGAGAAATTCATCAATACTTTCGTGTTCTGAAGTCTTTTTTAAAACATCCAGTCTTTCAGAAACCGAACATAAAGTCTGATAAATGTTGTTGACATATACAGTTGCTTCCTGCATTGAACTGTCAAGTTTTACATTTTTTAGAGTTTTTTTAATAGCGCTGATTGCTTGTTGTATTTCTGGCTCCGCACGCATAATTTCTTTTGTTGTGGCAATATTTTTATCAACACAGCCTATTTTATAGAGAGAAATGATGGTTAAGACAAATTCAATACACGATATAACGCTGAATAAACTAAACCCTATAAATGTATTATTCCATATGTCTATTATGAACTGTGGCATATACTTACACATCCTATTTAGCATATAAGGAGGAATTTAATGGATTATAGCAAACCAATAAAATCATTGGCACAGGCTAATGATGTAACGGAAGAGCTTTGGAAAGAAATTGATAACTATTGTAAATCAAAACATCCATTTGATGATCCAGAAACTTTTGAATGCTGGGTAAAAATTGTACGACTATCTGCAAAATTGCGTGCTTATGATTTGCGGAAATTGCGTAGATTCTAATTTACCACTCGTATCCGCATGTTTTACATCTAAATTGATGCTTAACCTTCTGACTGAATATTCCAAAGAGTCCTACGCTTACACCTTTAGACAGTGCGGAGATCTTTTCTGTGTTGGTACTTCCGCAGGTAGGGCAGGTGACCTTTTTGCGACCGTAGACCTCATCGTAGGCTTCTTGGTACAGCTGATTTATATGTTTGCTTGTTTCAATCTTCTTATCAACGCGCTCGTTATATTTTGACTTACTAAATTGTAGATTTGTAAAAGCATATTTGCGACGCATATACTCTCTAAGCGCTATATCTTCTTTTGATCTGTAGTTGTCTTTAATAATGTAATCTCCAGGTTCTCCTTTTTCTAAATCTTCGCGCTCGTCATTTGCCATTGACGCAATTTCTTTTCTTACATCCTCTATATATGTACTGTCAAATTCAAGCATATTTTCACATTTGCAAAAATGACATACAGGAAATCTGTCTGAGCTAGTTCCACAATTACCGCATATTGGGCAAACATAATACTTTTTGCTTTCCATGACGAACTCCTTTTGTATCATTTTATAACCTACAACTATATTATATCACACAATAATTAGTTGGCAACACCTGATATTTACAGCTTTTGATACAGTTGGAGATACCAAGAACTTCGGGAAAACGAAGTTGACCGTAATGGGCAAAAATTGGGATGAGTTTACTCAATCCCTTAGTGAGCTTAAAACCCTGGGAGTTAAAGGCGCATGGGATGCTTTCATAAATGGTAGTGCAGAAGCAGGAGACCAGCTTGAGAAAGATAAATCTCTAATAGATGAGTTCAAGAAGACACTATCGTCTGACATGGATGACGATAAAATAATGGAACAGCAGACAGATCTTATGCAGCAGATGTCCGCTCGTGCCCGCGTATATGTCAATCAGATGGACAAAGCTTCGCTCTCCTCTGATGCCTTCGCGGCCAGTCAGACTCGTCTTGCTACTGCGATGAATACTTTGCAGAGCGTTGGTCAAAAAACCATTGCTGTGGTAGGCAATATGCTGACAACCCTTGCTGTTACTGCGGCCATCAATCTGGCGTTCAAGGCAATCACAAGCATCATAGAGCGACAGGAAAATTTACGTCAGGCAGCTCTTGAAGCAGGATCGGCATTAGATAAGCAATCCGCTGCTATTAACGATTATAAAACTCAGATTTCTTCGCTTAAAGAATCACTCGATAAAGGCAACTTGAGTGAGCAGGAAGCTTATGATACCCGTAAACAGCTTATTAGTATTCAGGATGAGCTGGTTGATAAGTACGGTTCTGAAGCTGCAGGTATTGACCTCGTTAATGGAAAGCTTGATGAGCAGATTGCGAAACTTGATGGTATCGCAGACAGAAAAGCGAAAATATTCCTTGCTTCAAACAGTGAATCGATAAACACTGCTCAAAAAAAGATGACAGAAGATCTGTACCTCCAGCCAGGCGGTATGTACGAGGTCGGAGAAGCTCAGGCGGAGAAGCTGCAAGAAATTGTCTCTAAGTATGCGGATCAGGGCTTAACTATGCGCACAAGTGGCGCAGGCATGCTCGACAAAACAGGAAGCAGACGGATTGAATTTAATATCACGGCGAACGCCACAGACGCTGAACGGACCTTGTCTGACTTTATGAATGATTTGTCAGAAATTGAAGACAAGACACACTTCCTTGGCAGTGAGCAATATGAAGCATTAAGAAATGGTTTGTCAACTGGTGTACAGGATGCACAGTCTGTTATTGATACATGGGGAAGCGACGCTGAAACCGCAGCCAAGTATCAAATCCAGCTTAGCGATACATGGTCCAAGACCTACAACGACCTCACCGAAGCCCAGGAAACCTACAACGATGCCGTTGCCAAGAATGACGATAAGGCCATTGCCGCCGCACTGAAAAAGGTCAAGGCCGCGCAGGACGAATTAGCCAATACTGATATTGACAATAGCTTTGTGCAGCAGTATATGCAGGCGCAGGCGGATCAGTTGAATAATATCACCAAGCAATCCTTTGCTCAACAGGCACTTAACGAGGGATTCTCTCAGGCGGCTCAGACTTATAAGGAATGTTCTAAAAACCTTGCTGACTTGAATGACAAGTACAAGCAGTACGGTAATATTAGCAACACCAACCGCGATGTATTGAAGTGGAACACAGAAAATCTGAAGAAATACAAGGATGTCATTGCTTCCTGGAAGTGGGATGTTGGGGTAGGGGATTACTCTACCGTTGAAGGAGTCTCGCACAGTTTTGGCGAAGGCGATAACGCCGTAGAGATTGCTTATACCCCAATGCTGCAGACTAATAGCGGTTTGGTTCCGCTCAGTGCAGACACTATGGATGAGTATATCAACATCCTTGTTGAGAAAGCCACTGACGGCCAGACTGGCAAAATCGATGTTGATAAGCTGCTTGCTCTTGATGCAGAAGGACTATACCTTAAAGTAAACGGTGTTGAGCAGAAAATCTCTGGTATGGTGGCCGGTGTAGAAGGACAGATTGTAAATGGCGCTAAGCTTACCGCTGCCGATGTTGCCGCGATTGCAGGTTCTAGCGAAGAAGAATTGCAGAAACTGTTTAAGCAGAGCAGCGATTACGTCGGTCACAGTATGCATGATGTACAGGATTCTGTGTTGCGTTGGAAAACGTTGGTAGAGGACGAGAACTCTTTCGACCCGTTTAAGCAGTTTGTAGAATCGGCAAATTTGAGCGAAAACAAAGCCGAGGAAGTATATAAGAATATAGGGCTTGCACTGGATAGCATTGACAAGTACGGCCTGCAGGATATTGATATTTTAAATATTGAAAGCCTGAGCAAAGCAGACCACACATTAAATAATGTAACCGGCGATGCACGAAAGTCGATTGGTGCATATCTTGACTTGAAATCTGCTGCAGAGGGGTTGGATATTCCTCTTGACACATTGATTGACACGCTTGTTGAACTTGGTGTTGTTTATAGCGACAACATCAAGTACACCAACGAGTTCACTAGTTCCGCGTTGACCATGGCAACCGCAGCCAGCAAAGCGGTATCCAGTGTTACTTCTATCTTGAATTCGCAAGGGACTGGCGTTAATGTCAATGCCGATTCTTACAGCGAACTGATCAAGGATAATGCTGAATACGCGGCCGCACTGCAATACAGCAACGGCACCATGCAGCTGAACCGCGAGATGGCGCAGCAGCTTACCGAAGCCAAGGTAAAAGAGTCTGAAGCTTATATTAAAGTAGCTTACAGTCAGAACCAGGTCAAGTATGAGAAGGTTAAGAATGACCTGTCCTATTACACAGATGAGGTTCGCAAGTCTATTGAGGCCGATGCCGATAAATTGAAGCAGTTTGACGAGGAAAAGGCCGCACTGGAAAGCCAAAGCGAGGCACTGCGTGATAATTGCCGCAGTTTGCAGATGCAGTATTCGGCCTTGATGCAGGCAAGCAGTGCTTACCAGGATTGGCTCAGCGCACAGAACGCTACTGAGTCCGGCGATATGTATGATAGTGCCATTGAAGCAAAGAAGGCTTTGGCCGCAGGATTGAAGAATGGCAAAATTGGCACGGTCAAGTGGCAGGCGGCCTCTGAGTTCCTTATCCCGGATGATTACAAGGAAACAGCTGCTGAATACATCAAGAAGCTGAACCGTTACTTTAAGCAGGCCAGTGATGGTTCTGATGATGGTTCCGGCATTAACAACTTTATCACAGACAGCCTGAAAGCCGGGCTGATGAAGCAAGAGAGCGATGGCTCTATTAAGATCCTGGCAGACAAGACCACGGAAGATTTTGCAAAAGCGCTGAAACTTTCGCCGGATGCTGTACAATCTATCTTTGGTGAGATGCAGGAGTATGGTTGGACCTTTGACTGGGGCAGCATGCTTGGCGACCCGATCACTAACTATAAAATGCAGCTGGACGACATAAAAGACCAGATGGCAGACCTTGAGCCGAATAGTGAAGCGTGGCAGGTTCTGGATGCCAGGGCAGAAGAGTTAGAGAGTGCTCTGGATGGGCTGTACCAGCGCAGCGGACTTGACCAGCTGGCCGATACGGTACAGAAAGCGAAAGATAATGGCGTTGAGCTAAGCGAAAGCGCACAGCAGGCAGCCGACGCACTTGATTCTGCAGCTCGTGTACAGAATGAGATTGACATTTATAAAGCACAGGAAGCCGCAAAAGAAGCTGAAAAGGCGTTTGCAAGCAGCGGACAGATTGCTGACTTGGATAATTTGGATGCCGCCAACCAGAAACTCACTGAGCTGTTGCAGAAACGTCAACAGATGGGCGAGCCTACAGATACCGAAATTCGACTGTATTTGGAAGAGCAGGAGGTCAATGGCAAGGTTCCCAGTGATGTCATTGACGACATGAAAAATGCCGGTCTTATCAAGATTGAGACAGAAACTGACGATAACGCCGCGCAAACTATTACCAGTCAATATGATACAATGAAGGCCCATGTAGAGCAGCCTGTTACGATTACGGCGAATGCTACAAAATGCATTACAACGCTGGATAACATTATAAACCAGCTTAATACTATTGACGGTTCCCACACGGTGACCATTAAGGTAAATCAGACTACTGTTAAATCTGCCCGCACTAAAACTTATGCAGAACAGCGTGCCGGTGCCTACGGTGGTGCTTTTGCCGGTGGACGCACTCTGGTTGGAGAGCTTGGCAACGAGTTGGTTGTGAACCCGCACAGCGGCAAATGGTATACTGTTGGTGATAATGGCGCTGAGTTTGTAAACCTGCCTAAAGATGCGATTGTATTTGACCATCGCAAAACGAAGAAGTTACTTGACCAAGGTTTTATTGGCGGACGCGGTGTTGCGCTGGCCTCTGGTACAGCCATGGATTCCGGCAGCCCGGGTAGGGGCAGTTATGTCGGCGGCAATGGCTACAGTGTTGGCCAAGACCCGCGGGTCAAGAGTACCTACAAAGCCACTAAGGCCAGCACTAAGGCAACCAAGGATAACTCCAAGGCCCTTGAAGAGAACAAAAAGGCCCTTGAGAAGCAAAAAACAGCGCTGGAAAAGCAGAAAACTGCCCTTGAGAAGGAATCCAACAAGCTGAAGATCTATGGCCAGGCTGCAATCGACGAGATCGAGAAACGCGAAAAGGCACTGAACAAGGAGAAAGATGCGCAGGACAAGGCGTTTGAGGCTGAAATCGAGGCGCTGAACAAGAAAAAGACAGCACTGCAGAAGGCCAATGACGAGGAGGATCGTGCTATTAAGTTAGCAGAACTCAAGGACGCATTGGAGAAGGCGAAGGCCAACCGGACGGTTCACATCTACAATAAGAATCAGGGCTTTATCTGGGCAGCAGATCAGGAGGCTGTGAACGAGGCGCAGACCAACCTTGACGAGCAGCAGCGCGATTGGCGCAACGAGGATATCCTGCAGGCTGTTGATGATGAGATCGATAAGATCAATGAGCTGAAAGATGCTTATGACAAATCCATCGAGGCACAGATTGCCGACCTTGATGACATGAAGGAGAAGTGGAACGAGGTTATCAGCCTGATTGGTACAAGCTGGGAGGATTATCAGCTTGGGCTTGCGGCTGCGGCACACTTCAACAACATGACACTTGACGGTATGGCTGGCGATCTTGTTGGTTATAAGGACGATGTTCTTGCCAATATGCAGGAGATCGGCGGCGTTACTGACCAGATCGATTCCATCACAGAGTCCATCGAAAAGCTGGAGGAGGCTATCAGTAATGCGAAGGATGCTGCGAGTAGTGGCGGCGGTTCTGGTGGAAGCGATTCCAGTGCAAGTTTTGGCGCTGATACTGGTGCAGATGTTGAAGCTGATTCCGATTTAAGCCAAGATACACAAGATCTGCTTGACAAGCTAGAGGAACTTCGTGAGGTATATTCTGGACTTGGCAAAGATACAGACGACCTAAGCGAAAAACAGCGTGGATTGGTTGATACTATTGCTAATTTGACCGAAGGCACGAAAGCACATTTTAACGCTGTAGACGAGCTTGGCACAGTACAGCAAACAACAGCTGATAAGCAAGCGCTGATGCATGATATTTTGTGTGAGTACATGACCACACTTTCTCAGTGTACTGATCTTACAGCTGAACAGCGTGCTGAACTCACACAGGCCATGGACGATATTGTCAACAGCTATTCCGGCGGATATGATACTATTGATAAGTTGATTCAAGGTTATAATGATACTCTTATTGAGAGCGGAGATATGACCAATGAGTCTTATCAACAGCAACTTGAAAATCTGCTTGAATTTGCGGATCAGAATCAGGCATCCTACGATACAATCGCAGAAATTCTTAATTCCAATTTTGAAGCAGTTGCGGAGAACACGGATTTAACTTACTGGCAAAGACAGTCTCAGATTACGAGTCTGGTAGACTTGGCAAACCAGTATGGCGTAAGCAGCGATGATATTATTAACCACCTTGCTAACATTGCCACGCAGGAGCAGTATGCGGCAGATAGTACCGATATTACTCATGCGGCCATGATGACAACCGTCCAGATGACATGTGTTGAAATGGGTGCAAGCTATGATTCTCTTCGTGCCAAAATTGAGTCTGTAACTCAGGCTCAGCAGAAGATGCTTGAAGCCATCGGCAAGGCCGACTTTAATACGCTAATGCCTTTGGGCACTGTTACAAGTCATGGCAATAAAATTCAGTGGGGCAAACCGAACTTTGACCCTCTGCAACATGCCACTGGTGTTCTGAACGCTGCAACCACCCATATTGCTATCACGGACGAGAAAGGCCCTGAGATCAAGATGCGCAAGCCGAGTTTCGGCCAGTACAGCCTGATTGAGAAGGGTAGCAGCGTTATCCCGGCACAGCCGAGTGCAAACCTGTGGAAATTTGGTCTTGACCCGGAGAGCTTTATTGCATCGCATATGCCACAGCGCAGCATCAAGAGTGTGGAGATCACGCAGCCGAATATGAGCAGTGCTCCGGTGGTCAATGTGGGTGACATCCAAATGTATGGTGTCAATGATGTAGAGAGCTTTGGCCGTGTGATCCATGACCGTGTAAGCGGAATTTTTGCACAGGAATTTAGCAAGAGGTAATTTTTAAGGTTTAATTTATAGTGGAGTGCGGACGGTACATTTGTGCTGTCTACGGGTGAGTGGTGGGTAATACAAAGTAGAATGCAAAATATAAGGGAGGTGGCCACGCTGAACAAGCAAGATATTGATGCACTGAGAGAACTGGCTGCACAGATCCGCAGAGGATGCCAGCAGCTCATCAACCGTGCAAGCTATGACAGGACTTCTATCGGGCAGGTGACGGCTGTGAATGGCGGTGGGCTGTACACGGTGGCTGCTTTTGGCGGCACATACACATTGCCGTATAAACAAGGCTTGGCAGTGGGAACGGTTGTCCGTGTGAAGGTGCCGCAGAACAACTGGAAGGACATTTACATCGAATCGACGGAGTAAAAATGCGCAGAAACATCGCTTAACAATCCATCGACTGTATGGTCGGGGATATTTTTCTTGGAATGTATATAGAAGAATTAAATAACGATTGAATTCAATCTACGCCGCTCAGTGGTCGTTTTGACTGCTGGGCGGCTTTTTATTTTGTTAAAAAGGGGAGTGATGAGAGTGGCACAGCCGGTGCTTTATATTATCCCATCGTTTGACGCCGCTGTTGGCGCAAACATCAACTTTGCTTATGAGGGTGAACAGGTCTTTGCAAACGAGCTGGTCATCTATGACAATGAAACAGGCAGTCAGGTATACAGCCAGAAAACGGAATGGATGCGTACCTACCACACGATCAACGGTGGTGAGCTGCAGAACGGTAAATACTATTACTGCAAACTACGGGTGTTTAACAAGGCGGATGAGCCGAGCAGTTGGTCGAGCCAGAAGAGCTTTCGATGCTTTACGACACCGCGGTTTGGTTTTAGTAATGTAGCAACGGGGCAGGTCGTACAAAGTAGCGAATTGACCGTGAAACTTAGCTATAGTCAGGCAGAGCACGAACCGCTGAATACGTATACCGTTGGGTTATACAACGCTAACCATGTATTGGTGCGCAAAAGTGAAACTCGATACGGCGTTGATCTGTTGGAGTACACGCTGAAGAACTTGGAGGACGGAACACAGTATTACCTGCGGGCTGTTGGCGATACGTTGAACGGCATGACGGCGGACACTGGCTTTGTGCCGTTTAGTGTGAAATTTATCACGCCGAACTACTGGACCTATGTTGACCTTAGTGACAACCATGATGGAACGGTACGTGTAAGCTGCAATATCCGTACTGTGACAGGGCGGCTTGACGGCGGCGGAAACCCAGAATATATCCATGACAACCACATGGTCGATTTGCGCAAGCCAGGCCAGAGGGTGCTGTTTGATGATGGATTTACTGTACAGGGCAATTTTACCATTAAGTTGCTTGGATATGGGTTTGTGGCAGGCGAGAAAATCATGGAGCTGATAGATAAGTCAAACAATACTCTTTTCCTTACATATCGCGAGGGATGGGCAGCGACAAATTCCATAATGGGGTCGGCTGCCATTACAAATAAAGTATGTATTGCGACTAACGATATTATGGGTGTGAAAATCGGGTATATTGATGTGCGATGCGAAAGCGAAAGCCACAGCCTTGTTTACACCATCCACAGCACTGCCATGCCGGTTTTAACAGATGGCGAAGAATACCTGATCCAGCTGCGAAGAATCGGAGAGGTCTGCGAGATCAAGGTCGATAAGAGAAATATTGCTGCAGTAATTGAGGCGCAAAACTTGTAAGGAGGGAGTGCTATGTTTTTTTGTGGTACTGGCATTGCCGGTTACAAGTATACCGCAGATTTGACACATGTAATTGTAGATGACGCTGATACGCTTGTAATTGGAAATGGCGCATTTGACCAGCTTTATGTAACACGCAGTATTGAGGACCAGCCGGATGACTTCCCGAGTTGGGACTACGATACGATCATGAACGCCACCCTTGACGGAAATTTACGCGGCGGCAATATCAGCTACATGATACAACAGATCAGCTCGATACGTATTAAGCGCCGCAGAGCCGGTGGCTATAACTGGGTTACACTGTTTGATGTACCTATTAAGGAGCCGCATGACTTGGAGTTTGAACGATATGACCGTTATGCGGCAAATGGTGTTGGCTATGAATACGCGCTTGTCCCTGTTGTGGATAACAAAGAGGGCTATGTAAACAAAAATGGCATTACTCCGCGATTTGTCGGATGCTTTTTGTTTGAAAAGGACAAGGGGTACAGCACAGATTTGGAAATCAGCAAGGGTACGATTACTAGAAACAAACAGACAAATGTTGTAACAACGCTGAGCAATAAATACCCCGTCGTTATCAACAATGGCAATTCAGATTACGAGAGCGGTCAGTTTACGATGATGTTTTTACCAAAGGATAGCACAGGAGAATATACAGCTGAAAAAGCTTACGAATATCGTGAAGAGATCAAGGCGTTCCTGAATGACGGTAAGCCAAAAATCATGAAGCTGACAGATGGACGCATCTGGATGATATGCACAACAGACGGGATTTCCGAAAACAATGACGATATTGAGGGGTATGTGCATCACAGCTTTAGCTGGGTAGAAATTGGGGACCCGGAAAACGCAGGGGACTTGTATTACAACAACTTTATAGACTGCAATGTGGAGGGATGACCTATGTATGAAGTACAACAGCAGGACATCGACCTTTTACGGCAGAGAACAAAAACCATTTACACGAAGATCCAGCTGCTGAATACGAAATTCATGGTCATTGATGAAATACAGGGTGTTTTTATTGATGGCAGTATTTCCACCGACAGCGGCAGCGACATACGAAACACATTTGATGCAACGATTCTTGTAAAAGATGACAGCTATATCACGGCAGAGACAGCTCGCGTGTGGATAGATAAGCATGTGCGTGTGTTTATTGGATTTTTAAATCAAAGAACTGGGGAGACTGTGTGGTATCCAAAGGGCGTGTATAGCTTTAATGACAATTCGTTTACTTATGACGCGACAACAAAGCTGTTAAAGGTGAGTTGTCTGGATCTTGTCAGCACATTAAATGGCACACTGAATGGAACATTGATCGGCAGTGAAACCAAAATACCAAAAGACAGTGAAATCCGCGATGCTATAGTAAAAACCGTAACGCAGTTGGGACAATGCAGTAGTTACCGAATAGGGTATCAGAACGCCGTTGTACCTTACGACATGAGTTGGGACACAGGGTCAACTGTATGGGACATCCTGAAAGAACTGCGCGATTTGTACTATAGCTATGAGATGTTTTTTGACGAGGGCACTTTTGTGTGCCAGCGTGTACCAATGGACAATGGCGAGCCTGTTATATTAGACAACACGATTTTTGACCGCTGTGTGATCAGCGAGAGTTTATCAAACAGCTTCAGCGAGGTTCGCAATGTCATTGAAGTGTGGGGAGAGACCACAAAAAGCAATTACTATTCTGATAGCAGTAGCTATGAAAATGGCATATATACCGTGCGAGTAACGGGAGCCAGCATAACCAGCAGCAAGAAGTTCAGTTTTTTGGCACCGGAGACCAATCCTGATGGGTGCCAGGTGCGAATTATAAACACAGAGACAGACCCGAACACCGGTACAAAATCCGAAAAAACATATGGGCCATATCCGTTATACCGCTCCGCATTGAATGATACAGGCGAGGACATGAGTATAGCTGCAGGAACGATGGAAAAAGGCAAATACTATGTTGTGCAGTATAAGCAAGAGTATGGCGAGGGCGAAAAGAAATTTAAGTTTATTTTTATTGGCCAAACGCAGGTACATGCCATGGCGCGGCTTGTAAAGGAGCTGCCAAATGCAGAGCAAGCGGCTAAGGACAAGGCTGCGTTTGCTTGTGACAATATTGGTTATGTGGTAAACCCTGAAAGCCCGTTTACAATCGATAAGATCGGAGAACGAATCAAGGTTTGCAACAGTGGCGACTATGAGAAAATCTACACAGATGAGCTTGCTTTGCAACGTGCGGAATATGAGCTGTATCTTGGAGCGCGGCTGACAGACAGTATCAGTGTGGAATGTCTGCTGATACCATGGCTGGATGTGAACCAGAAGGTAAGCTATACAGCACATTTGGCAAGCGAAAAAAAGCCGCAGCAATATATGATAAGCTCGATCAATTACGAACTTGGCAGCGGCACAATGACTGTGAAGATGGCGAGGTTTTACCCGTACTACCCAAACACAGTCGTTTTGGTGCCCACAGAAACTGTTACGGGGTGATAATATATGGACTATAAACAGATGCTGGAAGACCTTGATACGGTATTTCCGAACGCGGTTGACAATATCGACAAAATGCAGGACTTGACGATTACGACCAAAAAGAAGGCAGATAAATACTACGAATACATCAATGCAAACAATATTACAGACGCAAATGACTATCTTGGGAAAACCGAGAACAGTGATTTGCGTCTTTCTGTTTATGACGCAGATAAGTTTAACAAGCTGCGTGACATGATTTTGGCCACACAGATCTTTTTTAAGTATCAGGTAGGTGTGTACCTTGGTCAAATGATTGATGATAAGGAAACGATTGACGGCGGCGCTTATTGATAGGAGGAACTTATGGGAATCAGATTGAAAAGACAGGGCGGCATGAACGCTTGTGAAGATACGCCAAAAGTACCGGAAACGCTGAAATATGGAGAGCCAGCCGTTGATAGTGCGGGTACATTATATATCGGCGATGGCAGTGGTAATGTGCGCAAGGTTGGCCCGCAGTTATACACGGGGATCTTTACCATGGGCGGATGGGTAAGCATAAGGGGCTATTTTATACAGACGCAAAACGTGACGCCAGTAGGCGGCGGTGCGCCGATTAAAGCGACAGCCATGCTTGGCATTCCGCAGTCCACACAGACAGATGACAGGGCAAAAAACGAAGCAAAGCAGGAAGCCCTTGGATTTTTTGCAGCAGGCAAGTGTACGCCTGGAGAAGGGGCAGTGACAATTAAGTGCTGGGAAAAACCGACATGTGATGTAGATGTATTTTGGGAGGCTAGATAAGTATGGCTGACAGTTTGATGGGGCCTGCAACTGGCCTTGTAAATAGCAAGTTAGCGCTGGCCGATGCCGGTACAGAAAATGTGCTGAGCGGGAAAAAGTTTTATGCAGGGGATAAGATTATTAAAACAGGGTCAATGCCGAACAATGGAGCGTGGTCATCTACTATTGACCCTGGGCAAACAGTTCAGGTTCCGGGCGGATACCATACCGGTGGCGGTACTGTACGTGCCGGAAGTGTAAGCGGACTTTTGAAAAGAACAACTATTGTAAAGACCTGTAATCCAGGCGTGAATAACTTTACGTTTACAGGCGGAACACTGGTTGGCCTGGCGTCAGCTGGTTCCCCCGGTGTCGGAGTAAACAGCACGCAGTCCGCTTGGGCCAATGGAAACACATATGGGGCGCAGCTTTCAGTCGGAGATAGTTACGGCATACAGTTTGTTTTAGTCTATTATTAAAAAGTTACAGGAGGTGGAACTATTGGCACTTTCTTTTGAAGAATCGAAGAAAAAATTTATGGCACAGACGGCAGTGCAGAGCGCCGAGCCTATGATCATGTCGATGGCGGCAGATGATGATGAGGCTTTCGCTGTGATGGCGGATTCTGCCTCCGACGATTATGCCATCAGCGGGAAATATACCTGGTATTCGAGCTACAGGGACGACAAATATTCCAGCATTGACGAGCTGAAAAACATCAAGCTGGATGAAAGCCAGATCAATATTACGCAAGAGAAGAACAGTCAGTTCATTCCGTTCCAGATGCCGCGCTACTACGATGGTGTAGACCTGCTGGACATGATGCTGCAGGTGCATTTTGTGAATAAGGACGGGGATGAGAACTACGCGACCCCTGTCAATGTGACCTATAACAGCGATACAATTCGGTTTGGCTGGTTGATCGACGAGAATGTCACATCGGTGGACGGCGAAGTTGATTTTGAGATCACGGCCACAGGCTCCAACGAAAAAGGACAGAGCTATGTGTGGAAAAGTCGTCCGAACGGAAAACTGAATATTTTGAAGGCGCTGACCGGCAACGGTATGATCGAGCCAAGCGGTGATTGGTATCAGAGCTTTGTGTCGTTGATGGACGAAAAGGTTGCCAGTGCTGCGGCCCAGGCCAATGCAGCGGCGCAGAGTGCTCAGCGGGCACAGCAAGCCGTAGCCGATGTTGACAATAAAATTTCTGCTGCTGCGTCCGGTATCAAGAAAGAAATTCAGAGTGATTTGGATGCAAACTATGCCAAGAAAACCGAGCTGAATGCGCTGTCCGACAAGGTCAACGGCATGGACGGACTGGCGAACTTTGGTGTTGACTATGACAGCGATGCCAACAGCCTGACTTTTAAAAATGGTGAGGCTGAAATCAAGAAAATTACTCTCAATAGCGATCCGTCCGCAGAGTGGACGACTGCTTACGGCAAGACGGTGGACGCTAAAATCGAGACTGCAGTGAAGCCTGTGCGTGATGACCTTGCCGCCTATAAGACCAGCAATGATGCTGTGGTAAAGAACCTGCAGGACAGCGTTGGCAATCTGCCGGAGACGCTGAAAACTTCCTATTATAATAAGGAAGCGACTGACGCGCTGCTGGCGAAAAAGGCGGATGCCTCTGTTATTGACGGTATTCGCAATGATGTTACGCAGGCGAAGAATAATGTAGCCGATATGCAGGGCACGGTGGACAGCCTGAATACTGCTGTTGGTCAAATTCAGGGCAAGCTGGATGACATTGGCAAGAATGCCGGGCACGAGTATGACATTACCTACGAGGACAGCAAGCTGACCCTTATGGAGGACGGCACGCCGAAGACACAGGTGACGATTGTCGGCGGTGGCGGCGGTGGCCCCGCTGCGGGCAGCACGATTACGATTGAGCGTATCGGCGAGTCTGCAATTACGGCTGTTGCCGGTGACCCTGTTGTGGTCAAGTTCCGGTTCACGAGTGTGGACAGTGCAGGCGATGATACCGGTAATGCAACCGGCACATGGTATGTCGGCAATACAAAAGTCGCTACCCAGACCATTATGCAGGGCGAAAACAGCTTTGACATCACGAAGTATCTGCACAGCGGTGAGAACCAGATCCGCTTGACGGTTGTGGACAGCATGGACACGACAGGATCCAAGAAGTGGAGTGCCAATGTAGTTGATTTCTATCTGGAATCCACCTTTGATGACAGCCTTTTCTACAGCGGCGAGGTCACGGTACGCTATACACCGTATGGCAGCGTTGAGAAGAAGATCGATTTTGCGCTGGACGGCAAGTCGATTGGTGGCACGACTACCAGTGTGACTGGCCGACAGATGACCTATACCATCCCGGTGCAGAAGCACGGCAGCCACCTGCTGGAAATCAGTATGACGGCAGAGATCAATGGCAAGACCGTTAAGTCCAATGTCATCAAGAAGGACATTATGTGGGTGACTGAGGGCGAGACCGCACCCATTATCAGTTGTGCTGTGAGGGATTACGAGACGAAACAGTACAACAAGGTGTCTATTGAATACACTGTATACGATCCTGCGTCCAGCACGAGCACTGTAAAGCTGGCTGTGGATGGCGTGACCGAGTCTACCCTGACTGTTGGGCGCACAAAGCAGACCTGGAGCTTTAAGAGCGCAAGCAAGGGCAAGCATACGCTGACGATTACCTGCGGCGAGACCGTAAAGACGATCAGCGTGAACGTGGTTGACCTTGGTGTTGTGATTGAGCCGGTTAAGACGAACCTTATGTTTGACTTTAACCCGAGCGGCAAGACCAATGCCGGTACTGACCGACTGTGGACAGATGGCCAGACGGGCATGAGCGTGAGCGACAACTTCGACTGGGTCAATGGCGGCTATCAGCTTGATAAGGACGGCGATACCTACTTCTGCGTGAAGGCGGGCACACGCGCCACGATCAATTACAAGCTGTTTGCCGATGATGCCAAGAAGTTGGGAAAGAACTTCAAGCTCGTTTTTAATACGGCGAATGTGCGTGACTATGACGCAACTGTGCTGACCTGTGTACAGGGCGGTGTTGGTCTGAACGTTCAGGCACAGAAAATTACGCTGACCAGTGCGCAGAATACTATGGAGCTGCCGACCTGTGAAGATGACTTCATGGAGTTTGAGTTCAACATTCTGCCCGATAGCCAGTATAGAGAAATGGTGCTGTGGCTGGACGGTATCCCCTGCAAGGTGGAGCTGTATGACGGCAGCGACAACTTTACACAGGCAAGCCCGGTTGGCATTACCATCGGTTCTGACGACTGCGATGTTCTTGTTTACCGCATGAAGACCTATTCCATGAACCTGTCTGATGACGAGATCCTGGACAACTTTATTGCGGATGCCAAGAACGCTGACGAGATGATCGAGCGGTACAACCGCAACAACATCACGGATGCAAGCGGTGAGTTGAACCCGGACATTCTGGCGGAGCGCTGCCCCGACCTGCGTGTTATCAAGATCAGTGCGCCGACCTTTACAACCGGCAAGAAAAACGAAGTTGCAAACACTGTCATCCAGCAAATCTACAAGAACGGACGCGCCGTTGAGGACAACTGGACAGCCAATGGTTCCCACAAGGGACAGGGCACAAGCTCTGACCACTATGGCGAATCTGCGCGTAACATTGACATTAACTGCAAGGGTGGCTTTACCTTTGGCGATGAAAGCACCGGATCTGTGTATGCGCTGACGGAAAATAGTGTGGCAGAGAATTACTTTAATATCAAAGTCAACGTTGCATCGTCCGAAAATGCGAACAACGCGCTGCTGGCAGACGATTTCAATGAGTTTAACCCGTACATTCGCAAGGCACGCAAGGACAACCCGAAGGTGCGCGATACAATGGCTTTCTACCCGTGTGTTGTCTTTGTACAGGAGACGGATATTGAGAACAGCACCGTGTTCCATGACGGCAAATGGCATTTCTATGCCTGCGGTGATATTGGCAACTCTAAGAAAAACAACAATACGATGGGCATGGACCCTGATAACCATAAAGAGGTTATCGTTGAGATCGATAATAACACTGATGAGCAGACTCGATTCCTGAGCGGCGATTTCTCGCAGGAGACTTGGGATGGCGACAACAGCTTTGAGTTCCGCTACATCAACAAGGCTTGCACCGAAGAGGAAGTACAGGCTGCGAAGGATGCGTGGATCCGTGTGCAGAACTGGGTCGTGAATGCGAGTGACGAGGAGTTTAAGGCGCACTTTGAGGACTATTTTATCATGGACTCTGCGCTGTATCACTACCTGTTTACAGAGCGCCACACCATGGTCGATAACCGTGCAAAGAATGTATTCCCGCATACGAGTGACCTTGTCCATTGGGATTTCTGCTTTGACTACGATAACGATACCGCGCAGGGCAACGACAATGAAGGCGGACTGACCCTGAGTTACGGCTACGAGGATACGGATACCGTTGGCACCAAGAGTGTGTTTAACGCCAGCGATTCCAAGCTGTGGTGCAAGATCCGCGACCTGTTCCCGGACAAGCTGGCGGCTATGTTCCGTGACCGTGAAAACGCGCTGGCATGGAGTGCATCCCGTATCCTGAAGAAATTCGAGGATTATCAGAATGTAAAGCCGGAGCGCCTGTGGGTCATGGATATGCGGCGCAAATATTTCCGTACTTACGAGGAAAATGGAACCACCAGTTATCTGCCCATGATGCACGGCAACAAGCGCCATCAGCGCCGTCAGTTCCAGAAGTATCAGGAAAAGTATATGGCCTCCAAGTACAGCGGCAGTGCTGCAACCAGCGATGATATGACGATTCGCGGTTATACGCCTGTGAACTGGACTGGTGTGAAGCCGGACGGTACATTCCATATCGTGCCGTATGCGGATACCTATGTATCTGTGCTGTACGGTTCCAACCCTGTAAAGATGCGCGGCAAGCGTGGGCAGACCTATGAGGTTCACTGCCCGATTGCGGCCATGAACGATACTGAGGTTTATGTCTATAACGCGAGCCTGATTCGCAGTATCGGTGATATTTCCGGCTTCTACCCCGGCTATGTTGATTTCAGCCACGGCGTTAAGCTGACTGACCTGCAGATCGGTTCCGGCGTGGAAGGCTACAAGAATACGAACATGACGGACTTCGCTGTCGGTAACAATACACTGCTGGAGCACTTGAACCTGCAGAATGTTCCGAATCTGAAGAAGTCTATTGACCTGACCGGCTGTACGAACCTGACGCTATTTAAGGCTGGCGGCAGCGGTATTACCGGTGTTGCTTTTGCGAACGGCGGCAAGATTGAAACGGCGGAGTTGCCCGCAATCAGCAGCCTGACGGCACGTAACCTGAACCACCTGACTGACCTGAAAATCAGCGACTATGCGAACATTACGGCTTTGGTCGTGGAGAACTGTGCCACCATTGACCTGAAGGACATGCTGGCAAAGTGTACGAATTTGAGCCGTGTGCGCCTGATTGGTCTGGATTGGCAGATTACCGATACGAAACTGCTTGAAAAGCTGTACGCGATGGCGGGTACGGATGAGAACGGTTATAATACCGACCATTCTGTATTGGCTGGTAAGGTACACCTGCCTACGATCCGTCAGAAGGAGTTGGAGCGCTACAATGCCCAGTGGCCTGATTTGAAGGTGAGCTACAATACGCTGATTGAGCAGTTTTCATGGACCTTTGTGAATAAGAATGGCACCATTCTGGATGTGCAGTACATTGACAAGGGCGGCAAGGCGGTTGACCCCATTACGAGAGCGGAGAACCCGATCCCCACGCCGACTGCGGAGAGTACCGTGAGCACGGACTTTACCTTTAAGGGCTGGGATACCGAGTTTACGACTGTTTTCGGCAACCAGACGGTTACAGCGCTGTACACCGAGAGTGTGCGCAAGTACACGGTGCGGTATCTGAACCGTGGCGCGGTATTGAAGTCTGTTACGGCTCCATATGGTTCGACTGTTTTGTACGATGGTGATATGCCTGTTTATACCGGCGAGGAAACAGCCTATAAATACTATCTGTTCAGCGGATGGGACAAAGGCGGTTATGTCACCGGCAATAAGGATATTAACGCCGTATATGACAGCTGCGAGTATGTGAGTGGGTATTTTGACGGTAAGGAGTTTGGTTCGCTGCGGCCTGTTGAAATCTATGCGATGACGAAGGTTGGTGTAGAGAACACCGTTGTTACAAGCAAAGACCCTGTAACCATTACGATGGGTGCGGACTTTAGTTTTGATGATATTACGGAAAAGGTTCTGATTGCACAGCCGACGGAGTTTACCGGCAAGAATCATGTGGACACTGGCGTAAATCTGCTGAGCGAGGATCAGAGCTTTACGCTTGCGGTTGATTTCCGCATGATGAGCACGACTGCGAACAACGGCGTACTGATGCAGTGCTATGACGGAGACGGCATGAATGGTTTCCGCCTTTGGAAGAATAGCGGCTGTAAGCTGGCTTGGGGTACTGAGTCTACTGACGCTGCCATGCCGGGCACACGCGAAATCATTGTCCTACGCCATATCAAGGGCGAGAATGGGCTGCATGTCTACACATCAAATATGGGTGCTGATACCAGCAAATACACGGAGCTTAGCCGTACCCGCACTACAAAGACAAATGCCGAGCTGGTGTTTGGCTGCGCGAAGGCTGCTGACGGTGCGTATGAAAGCTATGGCATCGGTACTGTGTACTGGGCGAAACTCTGGTATGCTGACCTTGGTGTTGCTACCTGCAAGGAACTTGTCAACTGGGTGCATAGTGAGCTGACCTTTAATGCCTGCTTCAACCGTTACTATCTGAGCGATGGCACTGGCAAGCGCAGCTCTTTGAGCTTGCTGGCGGAAAAGACGCTGGGTAAGACGATGTCCATGGACAATGCTAATAATAATGCCGGTGGTTGGGCGAAGCCTACGACACTGAATACCTATCTGAATGGCCGCGTCTACAAGGCGCTGCCGATTGGCTGGCGTCAGCTTGTTAAGAAGGTTAAGGTCCCTGGCAACGTTGGCAATGCCAAGACCGATGTTTCTACGGCGGACTGCTACATCTTTATCCCGAGCGCGATTGAGCTGGATGCAAACATGAGTTCCGAGCCGTATGTGTACGAGGGCACGGCGATCGATTTCATCACGACCAATACGAGTCGTAAGCGTACAAACCCGGACGGTGAAGTGGTTGCGTACTGGACGCGAAGCCCGAATAAGGATTACAACGCTTATTACAATGCGGTGAATACATCCGGTGAAATCTATGGGTATTTCTACCCCACGGACACAAACGACATCCTGTTGATGTTCAGCATTTAAAGGAGGTTCGAGTATGTATTATAAAGTCATGTACAATGACCGCGTGATCGATGTGCTCGACCACCTGGTCTATGTGAAATATCAACCCAAACACAATATTCTGACCCTGTGCCCTGAAGATGAGGCGCAGGGTTTTCTTTCTAGTGACGGTGATGAGGTCTGGCACAGTGAGGAGCTGTACAAGTTCCCGGTGGATGGGTACGACACCGTACAACTGATACCGATTGATACCTATGAGTATCAAAAGCTGAAAATGCTGAACGGTAAAACTGCCGAGGAAATCATTGATGCTTACACTTTGGAGCTGCTGAAAGGGGGCGTGCTGTAATGGCGGATGTTGTTATGGTTAGCACTTTTGCCCAGAGCCTTGCACGGTTGTATAAGGCGAAGGAAGTTACAGATGCAAAGGTGGACGCGCTTTTGGCGGCAAAGAAAATCACGGCTGAGGAAGCCGAGTTTATTAAGAAAGGAGTGTAAGCCATGTACACGATTTTGCTTGGCGAGGACAATGAGCTGGTTACCAGCGTACAGGAGCGCATTATGCAGCGCAGTAAGCTGGTAGACAGTCTGCACTTTTTGGTTGAGCCTATTTATAAGAAAGAGAATATGGCGGAGTATGAATGCCTGATGGAGTATATTCTGCCTGTAAGCCGCGAATACAAAAGCGAGATTTTATCGCTGTCTGAGGACAAGTATAAGGACATGCTGGAGTACAAACTGCCGCTGGATACGAATCTTACACGCGAGGCGGGCGAGGTACAGCTGCAGTTGAGCTTTGCAAAGCTGGAGATGCTGGCAGACGGCACAGGGATACAGCATGTGCGCAAAACCTCTGTGGGTACGCTGAGAGTGCTGCCAATCAGTGCTTGGAGCGACATTGTGCCTGACAGTGCCCTGAGTGCGCTGGACGGCCGTATCATTGCGCTGCAGTCTTTGACCAACCAGTTGGCTGATGCGAACGCGGCGATTGCGGACACGAAGGCGGACGGCCTGATTTATAACGAAGGCCGCTTGCAGCTGAAGGCGGGCAAAAACCCAATCGGCAATACCGTGCAGATTACTTCCAGCGATGTTGACCTTGAAGATGGGACTATCCGGGTGGTTGAATTTTAAATTCAGCCATCCGGCTTTTCTATGTAATACGCAAAGAAAGGAGAGATTGAGATGGCAAACAAATACTCCAAGCTTGGTTACGGTAATGCCAGCGACATTGCGACTGCGATTGAAAACGGAAAGCTGGATGGACGCGACCTTGTTGTGACCAAGGATACCTCGGAGATCATCTACATTAAGGATGACAAGACCCAGCAGGTACTTCAATCCCGCAATCCGCGGTTCAACAGCCCCGGCGAGGCCATTACAGCGCTGAATAAAAACAGCGACACCTATGCGGGCCAGTTCGTCATGATCCGTGACGACAATGGCAAATACCAGCCGTACACTGTTCAGGCCAGCGGTGACAGCAGCTTTGTTGTAGAGCCGACTGTCACGGCCAACGCTGGCTTTGTGTGGCAGGAGTTCTAAGCAAATAGCAAAGAGAAATTTCTACACTATGTAAAGGAGAAAAATTATGGCAAACGTGAATTTTAGTTTTGGTAAGTACGCTGACTACAAGGCTCTGGAGGTCAAGGACGCCGGTACTCTGTATTTTACTTCTGATACGCATCAGCTGTTCAAGGGTCCTGTTGAGTACACCAAGAGCGTTCGTATCGTTGAAAATCTGCCCTCCGCTGAGAATGGTGAGCAGGGCGTTTTTTATGTCAAGACCCCGCAGATGACTGTCCATGCCTTCAATGGCAGTGACTTTATTCAGGTGACCAAGGAAGTCATTACTGCGATCCCTGCTTCCGGCGCAACCGATGACAACATCCCCAGCACCAAGGCTGTTGCTGATTATGTCAGTGACAAGGTGGCTGAGGTTGTCGGCGGCAAGGGTGTGTTTGTTACCGATGTCACCTATAATGCTGGTGTGTTGAGTGTTGCCAAGGGCGATGCCCCTGTTACTACCACGCTGACTGGTGTTGTCCATACGCCCACCTATGATGCCGAGACCCGCACCATCAAGATGCCTGTGTTTGGCGGCGATGAACTGACCATCAATCTGGGCAAGGATATGGTTGTCAAGAGCGGCGCTTACAATGCTGTGACTAAGGAGATCGAGCTGACCATCAGCACCGGCGAGGTTGTCAAGATCCCCGCTGCTGCTCTGGTGGATGTCTACACAGGCGGTGCTTCCAAGACTGCCTCTGTTACTGTCTCTGACAAGAATGTCATCTCGGTCGATGTGAAGGTCTCTGCTGCCGAGAACAACAACATCGAGGTCAAGGAAGACGGTCTGTATGTTGCCAACCCGGACGCTTACACCAAGGCCCAGACCGATGAGAAAATCAAGGCTGTCAATGACGCGCTGAGCGGCCACTCCGGCGACAAGGTTGCCCACATTACCGCTGAGGAGCGCACCGCATGGAATGCCAAGGCTACGACTGAGAATGTCGCTACCGCTAAGAGTGAGGCTATTTCTGCTGCCGCTACCGATGCCCAGAAGAAGGCTGACGCTGCGTTGGGTTCCGCCAAGGAGTATGCTGCCGGTCTGAACACCGCCATGGATACCCGCGTCAAGGCTGTTGAGGGTCAGCTGACCTGGCAGACTATTACCGCCAAGGCTTGAGTTTTATTTGGGATAGGCCAAAGAATAAGTGATAGGGTCGCCCTGCCGTTATGGTGGGGCGGCTTTATTTTTTGATGACAGTATGATAGGAGATGGAATATGGCGAAGCTATCATTACGGGAGATCACACAGAGTCAGCTGGACTCCACTCCTATTGTGGATGGGCAGCTGATTATCTGTAAGGACACGGGCAATATGTACCGCGACTTTGGTAAGACTCGTGTGCAGACTGGGCGCGACATCGAGATCGTGGCGGAGCTGCCGCTTGCACCGATCAGTGGGAAAATCTACGCCCTGCGGTCTGGCGAGATGTGGGCATATGAAAACGGAACATGGACAAGCATGAATCCGGAGCCGGAAAGAATTACGAATACACAGATCGACGAGATTTTGAAATTATAACAAGGAGGAAACAATTATGGCTTTTCTTGATTTAGATGGTCTTTCGCATTTGGTGCAATGGTTTAAAGGCCAGCTGGGCGGCAAGGTTGATAAGGTGAGCGGCAAGCAGCTTTCTAGCAATGACTATACGACTGCCGAGAAGAACAAGCTGGAGGGTCTAAGCAATTATAGTCACCCGACGACCAGTGGTAACAAGCATATCCCTGCTGGCGGTGCTGCTGGCAAGATCCTTGGCTGGGCAAGTGACGGTACAGCACAGTGGGTTGATGATAAGGACACGACATACGGTGTTTTTAAGGGTGCGACTACTTCTGCCGATGGCGGCAATGGTCTTGTCCCTGCGCCGAAAACTGCCAATGCAGGTCAGTACCTGAAGGGCGACGGCACTTGGGGCACGCCCACGAATACAACCTACGGCGATGCCACGCAGTCTGCGCACGGTCTGATGACCGCGGCTGATAAGACGAAATTGGACGGGATTGCGGCAGGGGCCAACAAGTATGTTCACCCGAGCTACACAGCCAAGAGTGCCGGACTGTATAAGGTCACGGTTGATGCCAGCGGTCACGTTTCGGCGGCTACTGCTGTGGCGAAGGCGGACATTACCGGGCTGGGCATCCCCGCGCAGGATACGACCTACGGTGCAGTTACGCAGAGTGCAAACGGTCTGATGAGTGCAGCAGACAAAAAGAAGCTAGACGGCTTTGGTTCGGCGAGTACCTATGCCACCATGACCTATGTCGGTCAGCAGATCTCTGCGGCAGGACATATCAGTAAGAGCATCGTGGAGACACTGCCTGCTGTAAAAGATGCCAAGGACAATGTGATTTATATGATTAAGAAGGCTACGCCCGATGGAAGTAACCTGTACGACGAATATATGCTGATCAGCGGCGCTTTGGAGAAGATTGGTGATACAAAGACGGTCATTGAGACCATTACCAACACCCAGATTGATACCATCCTTGCAAGCTGATCTTGACCTTTAAGGAGGTAGGGATATGGCTTTATTGGATGATAAGGGGCTGGAATATTTTGTTGGTAAGCTGACGGAAAGGTTTGCACCGAAGAGTCATACGCACACCAAGAGCCAGATTACGGATTTTCCTAAAAGTATGCCAGCGAATGGTGGTAACTCTACCACTGTAAACGGGCACTCCGTCAACTCGGATGTTCCCGCAGGGGCGAAGTTTACGGATACGACCTATAGTGTGGCGACGGCGTCGAGCAATGGATTGATGACGGCTGCTGATAAGGCTAAATTGGACGGTATCGCAACTGGAGCGAACAAAACAGTTGTGGATAACGCGCTCTCGCAGGTCAGTGCAAACCCAGTGGCGAATTCCGCCATTACAAAACGGCTGCAATACCTGTACTCGTTTAAAATCTCACGTGATAAATGGAACGAGTCTAGCGACAAATCAAACTGGAATGTGATTGTTCCGTGGTCGGATTCGTCCGGGACGGCTCTTACTGGTAGCACGGCTGGCACGCCCAACCTTACGACTGGCATGAGCCTTGGACCGGCCATGATGGAACGGACAAGCTCATTGAGCGATAACATTATCCTGTCTGGTGAGTTGTCTATGATCAACCAGGGACAGATTTATGTGTGTGATACCAACAAGCTGTCCTTTACCGTTAAGCGGCGTCCAGTTTGTGACTTGATGCTGTACTTCTATGCGCGGCAGTGGACTACCTGAGTGAGGTGATGGAATGAAAATCTACGATGAAGCATTGGAAAATGAGTTGACCAATCCAGACCTAACGAAGGGCAAGCTGGTAGATGCACAGAAATTTGTGGCGCATCATGATGCCACGGAGGAAGTCTGGCATTATGAGGTCATGCAGAGCACGATTACAGAGGCGTGCCCGGATGGACTGCGCCTTGCTGTGACGGATGAGCCTGCACACGATGCCTGGGACGAGTATGAACCCGTGCAGAAATATGTGCTGTACACTGAGGAAGAATTGGCGGAGATTGCCAAGAAACAGGAAGAGGCAAACAAGCCGACAACGGAACAGCGCCTTGATTCTGTAGAAAAACGCGCAGATGCGCTGGAATCCGCAAACGATGATATTATTTTGATGATGGCCGATCTGATCGGCGGAGAGAGGTAACCCATGAAAACTTTGAATGCTTTGAAGCTGCGTATTATGACCCGCGCTTTTAGGATTCGCCTTGCAGCTGGCGAGAACTTCGAGGACATTGCGGCTGATTATCCGGCATTGACGGTGGATGACCTGGAGGCGATCAAGTCGGCACTTGGTATTGAGGTGAAGTGATATGGCACTGAATTTGATGGGTGGGGCGTGCATCAATGAGGATGTGCTGGCGTATGGCTATAGCTTTTCCAGTTCGTTAGGATATTCGATATATAATATTGGCAAATTTGCCACTGTTATTTTGGCAAAATACACGGACGGTTCTTATCTGGCGCATGTTGACGTTTCCGGGAATCAAATTGGACCGATTTACCGTAATGGACAATTTCAGTGGTTGAATCTTGAACCAATGGTTGCAAAGGCTAAATCGCTTACTGAAACAAGCAACTATAAAATATTAGCTGATTGTGTGCCATTTTATCATCAGGGTATTATGGGAGACCCTGGATATTTTCCAGTGGTTCATTTTGAAAACGAAGATGGATATTGTCAGGCTGGACGTATCTATGATCAGAATGGCACATTTGGTGGATGGCCGATGGATTCCTTGCAAACAGGTTCTTACGAATTCGGCTTTTTTGTCAAACTTTGGTAATAGCGATATGACGCGGCAGGGATCCGAGAGGTCTCTGCCGATTTTTATTTTAAATAAGGGAGGAATTTTATGAGGTTGAAGAATGGAGAGGCATGTCTTGGCTGGCCTTTGAGCCAGCATATTTTGACGCAGGGATGGTACTACAATGATGGCAGCTTGCATCAGGCTATTGATATGAGAGCTATCGTGGGGACACCGGTTATGGCGGCAGAAGATGGCACTGTAGAAATTGTGTACCACTGGAACGGCAAACGCACGCAGGGTGATACGAACAGCTACGGCAACATGGTTAAAATCCGCCACGCGAATTGGAATGGTGGTACACTGCACACGCTGTATGCGCATCTGAATTCTATCAATGTGAAGCAGGGGCAGGTCGTAAAGACCGGTGAGGTGATTGGCTACAGCGGCAATACCGGCAATAGCTTTGGTGCTCATCTGCATTTCGAGGTACGCTGGAAGAACAAGCGCACGAACCCGCTGGTATGGTTGGATAATAATTTCACCAAGGCCAACGCATCGGTATTTACATTCCGCACTGGTGAACACAGTGTAGATAAAAGTGTGGGGGAGAGCAATAAGCCAGCAAGCGCAAACAAGCAACCTGCAGATTCTGCAGCCGTTGAGCTTTGGGGCATTGATGTATCGAGGTATCAGGGCAATATCAACTGGCGCAAAGTAGCGGCCGCCGGTGTAAAGTTTGCCATGCTGCGGGCTGTGTCCACTAATAAAAACGGTATCTATATTGACCCTACATTTGAACAGAACTATAAAGGCGCACGCGAGAATGGTATTCCCGTGGGCGTCTATTTCTTTACCTATGCGCAGGACGAAGCCACGCAGAACAAGGAGTTTGAGATGCTGTTCAAGGCTCTGGATGGCAAGACGCTCCAGTACCCCGTTGCGCTGGACATTGAGGACAGAAATACTGCTTCTATCGGCAAGGACAAGCTTACTGCACTGGTAAAGCGCGGTCTGGATATTATCGATCAGCGTGGGTATAAGCCGATGCTGTACACTTACACGAATTACAAGGCGGCTTATCTTGACATGACAAAATTGGCGGCTTATGACCTGTGGCTGGCCGATTACCGTAACGGAGTCAACCAAAAGGGTAAATGCCAGATGTGGCAGTACAGCAGTAAGGGTGCTGTTGCTGGCATCGCCGGAGATTGCGATATGAACTGGTGCTATAAGGCTTATGTTGGTGAAACCGCTGGAGTCTCTACGCCAAAGCCCGCCCAGAAGGCAATCGTGTTCAAGGCTGGACGCTGGAACGTGCGCAAAGGTCCCGGCACTGAATATGCAAGTGTTGGTGTGATTGCAAGCCCAGATGCTAAGACCGGCAAGGTTGTTACGATTGGTTACAGTGATATTGTTAATGGCTGGTACAAGACGCTCTATGGATATGTAGGCCCTGCAGCAGTCGCCAGTCATACTTGATAGGCGGTGATTGGTATGGGAGAGAATTTTAACGCCATGCGTTTTTCAAAAAAGGTCATTGTGTTTACGATGGGTGCGACGATTGTGTATGCGGTTGTGTATATGGTGCTGTGCTTCAGTATTGGTCAGCTGCCGGACTACAGCTTTAACGCGGGACTGTTTGCGGCGTTGAGCGCTGAAAACCTGTGCAACGCCTGGATCAAGGTACAGGAGCATAAGTCCGGCGCTGAAAATGTCAAACTGGAGGAACCGCAGCTGGGAGACGATACCGATGGCGTCATGCATCCGAATGATATGGAGGAGTAAGGTATGGAACAGGGGATTTTCTATATTGTCATAGGACTTGCCAGTGTTTGCTTTTTTCTGCTTGGCAAGTATGTTTTTCCTCAAGCTGCTGACGTTATCAATAGTGCGCTTACTATGCTGGAGTCTTATCCTTTGCTGATGAAATGGGGAGAGGCTGCGTGCCGCTATATTAAGCAGTACATGGATGACATGACTGGTGAGGAAAAGAACAAAAAGGCCGCTGAGTTTATTATGGAGCTTGCCAAACAGGCTGGACTTAAAATTACAGAGGAGCAGGCACGCAGTATTGCCCAGGCGGCTTATGATGCGATGAAACGAGGCGAAGCCGATTCTGCTCACGAGGGGCAGGTGAGCAGTGATGCCGAATCCTGAATTTGCTTTTACACTGGCCGACGCTGTCACGTGGATACTGAGCGTGTGCGGCGCGATTGCCGGTATCGGCGCTGCCATCGCTGTGCTAGTGAAGTTTAACACTTTTCTGAAGAAACCGAACCATGAGCAGGATGTGAAGATCGAGGCCATGGAAGAGAAAATCACAAAAATGTCTGGTGAAGTCGATGCCGTTAAAGATTTGCTTGCAAGTAAGGATAATCAGTACATGGACCTGTTCAAGCGAGACAAAGCACGGCTTGACGCGCAGGAGAACAGTATGAATATGTTGTTGCGGGCAAACTTTGCTTTGCTGGGCCATGCGCTGAACGGCAATAATGTCGAGCAGATGCAAAGTGCGTTCAATGATATTCAAGAGTATCTGTTCAATAGATGATAGAGGTTGCAGAGCCCACCAAAACTGCAAGGCGGTGAAGCAGTGGGTTGAGTCGGTTACAGTCGATTGTGGAGCCAGATCGTGGGTTATGCGGATACCACAAGCCGAATAGGCGGCGGAAACGCTGTTGAAGGAAAACACAAAAAAATAGGGATGACCTTGATGAGAGGCTATCCCTATTTTTTAGCAGATTATTTAATATGCAAACAATCCCTTTTCAGCAAGTATTCCATAGTTGCAAGATCCATGTGAATTGTCATATACACGAAGAAATTGCACTTGACAGCTGGCACGCTGAAAATTGATTTTAGACGGTCTGAGATTTCGTCGAACCTGTCTTTGCTGCTTTCGGCGATAATCTTTTTGATTTCGTTGCATTCTTCGTCATCATCGAATTCCATCTCCTCGTCGCCGATGTAGTCCTCGTCGTATTCGATGTCATCGTCCTCGATGTCTAATTCTGACAGATCGTCGTCATCGTCGTCGTCATCATCCTCATCGTCTATGTTTTTAGGAACAAGGTCAGATAGAGACGCTTGAAAATCAACGGTTTTTGCCTGTTCATGCGCATTTGTGAGAACGGCAAGAAATTTTTTAAAGTAGTCCTTGTCGATTTCCTCATCTGGCGCACAATCCGGTATCTTGACTGCAAAGCCGACATTGTTATCGTTTTGCTCCCAGCAAAAATGGTATGCGCCGTCTTTGACTATGAAGGACTTTTTAAGCCCCATATCTCCAAGGCATTTTGTCATTTGCTTATACTCTTCATCGTCTTCGCCAATCGAGAATATTTGGGCTAGTCTTTCCTCAAATTCAGAACGGATCATCTGTGTCCTTCTTTCTTGTTGTGCTTCTGTATGACTGGAATCATCTTATTCTAATAATACAGCAAAACAACAAGTTTGTCCATAAATAAAAAAGACGAGTGTGTTCCTGCGGCGTAGAACATTCTCGTCTAAGTGTTTTTATTTGTCATACTAAGTCTCGTTTTTGCAAGTGGTGTAAATGTGGTGTAAATAAGAGGGTTAATAATAAATAGATTGAATATTTAAGCGTTGAAGCGTCATTTATTCGGCACTACAGAAAGTAAAAACTATTTATCCAAAAATGTCATTCGTTGTTGAGTAAATTTTATAAACATTGCAGTTTACGCATTTTGCCGGATGTGGTACACTGAAACAGGGAAGTGATAGTATGAAAATTGACCGTGCCCGCGCACAAAAAGCCTTTGCCGACTATGCCGCACACTACAACGCCGCTGACGCCAAGGTCAAATTGAAAATCGACCATACCTACCGCGTGGCGGCGCTCTGCGCCCGCATTGCCCAAAGCCTGGCCCTGCCGCCGGAGGATGTCGATCTGGCGTGGCTGTCCGGCATCCTGCACGATGTAGGCCGCTTTGAGCAGCTGCGCCGCTACAACACATTTATCGATGCACAGTCGGTCAGCCACGCCGCGCTGAGCGTCGCGGTGCTGTTCGACGAGGGACGCATCCGGGACTATCTGGATGATGCCGGTGCCGACGCACTGCTGCGCACCGCTGTGGAATGGCACAGCGCGTTCCGTCTGCCGGAGGCGCTGGATGACCGCACGCGGCTGTTCTGCCAGATTTTGCGCGACGCCGACAAGATCGACATTCTGCGGGTCAACGTCGAGACACCGATGGAGGAAATTTACAACGTCAGCACTGCGGCGCTGCGCCGGAGCCCGGTGACGCCCGCCGTGCTGGACGCCTTTTACGCCCACCACTGCGTGCTGCACAGCTTAAAGCAGTACCCCGCCGACAACGCCGTCGGCCATGCGTCGCTTGTGTTTGAGCTGTGCTATCCCGAGAGCCTGCGCATCGTGGACGAGCAGGGCTGGCTGTGGCGGCTGCTGGATTTTAAAACCGATAACCCGGACACCGCCGCCGCGTTTGCCGCCATCCGGGACGAGCTGCACCGCTGGCTGAACGCGCAGTCGGCGTGAGCCGATACTCAAAAAGTGCATTGTAGGGGCGAGTAGTGCTCGCCCCAGACTGTCGAAAAAGATGCTTTCCCCCCTTGGCCCCCTCTGCGAGGGGGCTCCGCCC